CCCGACTCGATACGGTGCGGTTGATACCAATCAGGTTTATGAAAATCTGCCGGAAGAGTACAAACAGGTGGAATATATCGAAAGTAATGCCAGTCAATATATTAATACGGGCTATTATCCGAATGCAGCTACCCGTTTTATAGGGAAAATGACATTATCATCTACGAATTTGAACCGTTCCGAATGCTTATATGGCGTGGTAAATGGCTCCAACCAAAGCACGTCCTGGGAACTGGTATACAACCCGGCAACAAAAATTCTGGAAAATCGTATCGGAACTGATACTTCGCATAGTTTGAAATTAACAAATGGAACAACTGTTGCTTTTGAATCCGGCATGCTGCGTTCGGTCATCAACCAAAACACAAAAAAAGTATCGTCGAATGCACTCGGCGGAGTTTCGGCATACAGCGCTTTTATATTTGCTGAAAACTCAAACGGAAGCGTGCTGAATCAGACCGCCAGCCGTTTATATTTCTTTAAAATTCTTGAAGGCGATGATTTGGTTCGGAATTTTGTTCCGTGTTACCGGGTGAGCGATTCGGTAATCGGTCTTTATGAAACGGTGGAAGATGTTTTTTATCCGAATCTCGGAACCGGTAATTTTACAAAAGGCGATGATGTAAATCCTCCGGATTATGACAAAATTTCAAATGACGAGCTGTTTCTTTATGTTTATGATACAGATTTTGATCTGCTGGCTATATATGATGAATATTCATCATTGATCTGGGCGGATCGTTATGATGAAGCTGGCGATTTCGAATTATTGCTGCCATACAGCAAAAAGCATCTTGATATTTTACAGCAGGATTATTTCTGTCGGATAGATCTTTCGGATCGCTGTATGATCATCGAAGAACGCTCCTTTGAACAAAGTGATGATGGTGAGATCATGCTGTCTATTAAAGGCCGATCTGCGGAAACGCTTTTGGAACGCCGGATCGTGATCAAGAAAAAAGAATTCGGAGAAGATGATAAAAAAGTCAGCGTTCAGAATTCATTAAAAACACTTCTGAATGAAAATTTGATCTCTCCGACCGACGAAAAACGTCAGATACCGAATTTTATATTTCAGGAATCCAAAGATGAAGCGATCACAAAATTAAAATTCGAAGAAACTTTTCTCGGTGAAGATTTATATTCGATCGTTTCTGATGTTTGTACCGATAAGCAGATCGGGTTCAAAGTTGTGCTGAATGCCAAGTTCCAATTTATATTCAGTTTGTATGTTGGAAAAGACCGCAGCTTTAATCAGGACGACAATGAATTTGTAATATTTTCACCGTATTATGACAATTTAAAAAACAGCCGATATTTCAGCACAACACAGGACTATAAAAACCTGATGTATGTGGAAAAAGATGAATTCAATCATTTGACGATTTACAATACGGAACAGCCGGTTGGCGTAAAACGCCGTGAAATTTATATTAATCAAAGTGAATTGAAAAAGAACAGTTCCACAACAACCACTTTGTCTGATAAATCGCTGCGTACCCGCGGAAAAAAGAAACTATCGGTCGATCATAAGATCAAAACCGGTTTTGAAGGTGAAATCATACCGGATGTTTTATATATCTATCGAACCGATTATTTTATCGGAGACAAAATTCAGTTTGAAGATTCTCTTGGAAATAATCAGCCGCTTTATATTTCGGAGATTGTGATCTCCCGTGATGACAGCGGATTGACAGTTATCCCGACATTCAAAGAAATTGAAGAAAAATGGGATGAGTAAGGAGGAATATGGGTGTAACTTATGGCTTTTACAATTCCCAAAATAATGACCGTGTGTATGACGCGGATCAATTTTCAAGTTTTTTAGATGGGATTGTATATGACGGCGTCTATGGCGCTTATGGAAATAAATTTTATGTGACTGCAGGAACCGGTTTGGAAGTGATCGTGGATACCGGCCGGGCATGGTTTGACCATACCTGGACTTTGAATGATACTTATTTATATTTGAGTGATCTTCCGGTATCGGATGTTCAGTTTGACCGGATCGATGCGGTAATTCTGGAAGTGAATAAAGATACCCGGGAAAATCAGATCCGATATATTACCGGTACCGCTTCTGAAAATCCGGTAAGACCGACACTTACCAAAACACAGACACTGAAACAATATGCAATCGCATATATTACCCGTCCGGTAAACAGTGAAGTGATCCTGCAGAATAATATTGAATATGTTGTTGGCAGTGCGGAAACCCCGCTTTGTTCGGCGCTTTCTCTGGCAGGTGTTCCTTCCGGCGGTACCGTTGGTCAGGTGCTGGCAAAATCATCATCTGAATCCGGTGCCGTGAACTGGTATAACGTGAACCAGCTCCCAACGGAAGACTGGCTGCATCCGACCGGAGTGACGGACAGTGATATTATTGCCGCCTTTCGTTTTAAAGGTGCCGCCAGTGAAGCGGACGCTTTGCAGAGCGTGAACAACGGAACAAAATACACGCTTTCCAAATCAGGATCGAATGTGACCTGGTCCAGTGGGAATGGCTTTTTTATTCCGGCAGCCCAAAATGTAGGGTTGAAAAATACCGATATTCAGAAATTGACCTGGGGCACTGTCGCCATAAAATATTCCGGCGCGCAAACCGGTGATGCGCAGGTAGGCTTGATTCATAAATCATACAGCGTCGGTTTATATGCCAATTTTGATATGATGTACCGTACAGCGTTAAGTGACGGCAGCGGATACGAACCGCATGAATTGATTCGCCATTATCCGACGGTGACTTTGGATAAGGAGGCTACAGCCGCGTATTATTCGACCGCTTTTGGTCAAAATAAAACAGAAGGGGTGCTTTCCACAAATTTCAGCGGGAGTCATAATTTATATATGAACAGCATCTCCGGGAGTTTGTCCAGTTCCGGTTCAGGATCCACCTGGTCCGATAGCTCCGGGTATGTTGCTGATTATTTATTCGGCCAGCTGAAATACACCCGCACGTGGGCTACCAGTGACTGGAGCATTGCTTTTGGTTCCGTCTATATTCACGCTGCAATTATATTTAACCGGGTTCTGTCTGATACAGAGACTCAGCATTTGCATTCTTTGATGATGACGATGTAAAGGAGATAATTATGATAGTACATTGGTATGAAGAATCATTTGAATGCGAAAAAGCGGTGCGGAAAGATGCAGAAGTTCTTTTATATGATGCTGAGAATAATTTGCAGAATCGTATTTTTAATATCCGCTTTAATGAATGGGATCATATCTGGCTGGAAGATGGTGACTGGTCTGCGGAATCTGATATCCCGACGGAAGACGAAAAACTTCGTGCGGAAATCGATTTTCTGACAATGATGAATGAAAGCCTGGAAGAAGAAAATACAGAAATCAAATCTCAGCTGGAAATTGATCGGGCAGATCTGGATTATTGTCTGATGCTTCTTGAAGAATAGGAGGGCATATGGGTTTTTGCGCCTCTGATACAACGATCAGAATGACGCGCGGAGACACTGCCAAATTTAATGTTACGATCCGTAACAAAAATACCGGAGAACCTTACGAGCCTGTTGAAGGAGAGATCGTAAGGTTTTCTTTAAAAAAGTATCTGACAGATCCCGCGCCGATGTTGGTAAAAGATATTCCGATCGATACCATGATTCTGAAGATCAAACCCGAAGACACCAAATCGTTTCCGTTCGGTGTCTATCATTACGATATGGAATTGATCCACAGAAATGGCGATACGGATACTTTTATCGAAGACAGTATTTTTGAACTTACCAGAGAGGTTGGGTAATATGCCGAAAGAATTAGTAGGATATATTTCAGGAGTTTCCGAACTTCATGGAGAAATTTCTCAGGTAAAAGAGCTTACCGGAACACTATCAATGCCGGAAAGAGCTGGTGATCCGTATACCGGATCTTACGAAGTCGTTCCATCGGATAATTTTCAGCTGATGCCGACGGCGGACTGCTATCTGGAAGAAGATATTCTGGTGCATCCGATCCCTTATGCGGCAGTCAGCAATGAATATGGTGGAATCACAGTCACAATTGGAGAATAAATATGGCTGAAAAAAATGTTAATAAAATAGTTTATGCCGGCGAGACTTTGATTGATCTTACTCAGGATACCGTCGATGAAAGTAAAGTTCTTGCTCCGGCAACATTTCATAAGCCGGATGGAAGCATTGCAACAGGTACAAATACATTTGATGCTGATACCAAGGATGCTACCGCCACTGATGCTGAAATTTTAGCGTCAAAGACCGCTTATAAGAATGGCGCTAAAGTTACGGGTACGATGCCGAACCGCGGAAAACAGACCGGTTCAATTTCAACAAAAACACAGTCGGTAATCATTCAAAATGGTTATCATGATGGTTCAGGTGCAGTGTCTATTGACAGCACAGAGCAGGCGAAAATCATTGCCGGGAATATTAAAAACGGTGTAGAGATTCTTGGCGTCGAAGGCACCTATACCGGTTCCGAACGGATCAAAGCAACGACTGGATCAGCGACTCCGGCGAAGACTTCTCAGCAGGTCCTTCCGAGCGGAAGTGGTGATTATGATTATTTTACCCAGTTTACCGTGAATGCGATCCCATATACGGAAACCGAAAATGCCGCCGGCGGTAAGACAGTTACCATTGCCGGTTCGGCTTCTTAATGAGGTGACATATGACAGAGGTCAATAAAGTAATATACGGAAGTGATGTCCTTATTGACCTTACTTCTGATACGGTTACTGAAAATTCTTTGGCAGCCGGAGCTACGGCGCATGCTGCGGATGGCAGTATTATTACCGGAACCGGTTATAAAAATATTTATTATGTAAAGGGAACTCAAGTTTCTTCGACGGGAGCCTGGACCGGAAATCTTCCTGAAGTTGAAGAACTGTATGATGGATTGGCAATAGATTATTGGCTGCCGTATGCGGGAAGCGGCAATGCAACATTAACATTAACTTTGAAAAATGGGAACGATGTTACTGCAAATTGTTATATACAGTCAAGTTCCAGATTAACAACACATATTGCTGCAAACAATATTTGTCATTTGGTTTATCAAACCGTTACAATAAGCGGAACCAATTATTCCGGATGGTGGCTTGTTAAAGCATGGGATGTCAATGATACTGCGTATCAATTATTCAGAGGATACACCTATTTTACAGCAGACAGTGCGGTTTATCGGTATCAGTTATTGTTTTCGGTTGATGAAGATAGATTGACACCGATGAATAATGATAATAATGTTACTGCAATGACAAAAACAATGCTCACTAATGTTGAGTTTGATCCGTTTGGCAGTATTTATTTTTACACGACGACTACGACTTATAATGCAAATGCTCTGATACCTGCTCAGTATTTATATTATGGACGTGGCGGAATTGATCTGCGGTATTCATTTAATTGCGATGCTGCAACCCTTACCGCGAATAAAAATTTATATTTAAAAGTCATTATTGGCACAAATGGAATGGCAAAAATCGCAGACAGCAGCCCCTTAGTGCAAAGTCTACCGTCGACAAATGATGGTTATTATTACATTCTTTTGGGACGAACTCAATCGACTTCTTATCAATGCTGCTTATTTACGGAGCATCCGGTTTTTTATTACGATGGAAATAAGATACTTCAATATTTTAATGATGGCTTGGATAAAAAAGTCAATATTTCAGATTGCGGTGGTATTCAAGTTCGTCCGAATTATATTATCAGCAATGTAGATTTGGTCGATGGAGTATCCGAGTTAGAGGCTGGTCAATTATATTTTTATTATGAGGCATAATTATGGACTTTAATACTTATGCCGGGGGGCCATATGCTCATGAAATGAATTCGATTTATTTTGGTAAATCTGAAAATTATATTTTTCCGGAACAAGTGTATCAGCAGGTAGAATATCTTGAAACCGATGGTAAAGCTTATATTATGACGACACATCAGCCAAGTCAGAATACTCGCACCGTCGCTGAATTTTCGGGGGTTGATACTTCTATAGAAACGGACTGTCCTCTTTTTGGTGCAAGAGATGAGGGCTCGCTTAGAAGTTATTTTTCATATAGTCATAGCGATTCACAAGGTACACGAGGATATGTAACTTCTTTTGGTACAGAATGGCATTTGTTTTCATTGAATCCAGGTAGCAATAGATTTACTATTGATAAAAATAAGAATATTTCAACATTATACTATAATTCTGAATCTGAATCATTAACCCAAACCGATGACACATTTACTAAAACGAATCTTTATGGTGTAATTTTTGGAATTGCATATACTAATGAAACACAGTACGCACAAAGCGGCGTTCGTCTGTATTCTTATAAAACTTATAATTCAGATACTTTAGCAAGGGACTACATTCCTTGTTACCGAAAATCAGACAATAAACCTGGATTATATGATGTTGTGCATGGCGTATTTTATATAAATGCAAATTCAGAGGGTGAATTTGTATGCGGACCAAATATTCCTAAATATATCGAAATGGGCTTAACAACACGAATTTTAAAAGGCTATATTGGTGATTCAAATAATATTGCCAGACAGATATATCAGTATCGTTTATATTTATTTCACAATGGTATTGATAACACTGCTTTAACAGGTGGCTGGACAGGAAGTTTTACTCATAAAACAAACTCTGGTAGTAATTACACGATGACCAGAATGGCGAATGATGGAACTTATCTTTCTGGAAGTTTTTCATCTTCAAACGGTAGCTCTGAAAAAGCATTATATGTTCGCTCTGTAAATGCCATTGATTTTAGCAATTATAAGAAATTATGTTGTAATCTTGAATGGTATACATCGAGAGCATCATCAAGTTTAAGTCCATCTTCATTTGGAGTATTCAATTCTTCATATACAACATGTGAAACTGAGCAATTAGCGACTCGTTTTTTAGTTCGCGAACAGCATACAGCGAGTAAAAATAGTGAATATACTCCAGTTCATTTAGAAATTGATCTATCTAATTTTACAGGTTCCGGATTTATTTTATATGACAATTATCAGCCGAATATGAATGCCGCGATTAATGTTCGTATCAAAGAAATATGGCTGGAATAGGAGATTTAACATGACAAATCAGGAAAGATATTCTTACTTTGAAAGCGGTGTACTTCAGCGCACAACTGCAGTAGAGCTGCTTGACTGGGCCGGATATTGGACAACTACCGGTTTGGGTGAAATCACAGACCCGCTGCAGAAACTGCAAACACGGTCAGCGATCCGCATGATCCTGACAAATTTGGCTGCAACAAATAAACTGGTAGCACATTTGGCTATCAGTTATGATGAAATTAAAAATGCCGAATTTGGCGAAGTTACAGATGAAATCATTCATACTGTTGTTGTTTCCATCATGGCTACCAAGCTCGAATGGATCACCGGGATCAACCAGGTTCCGGATACGTCTGAATAATCAGTAAATTTTATATTTTATGGAGGACAACTATGTCACAGATGGTAATTTCAAAAAATATTGAAAAAAATGAATACGGCGATCAGCTGATTATGGATGTTCTTGAAGGTGCCGCCGCTCCCGCGGATGGTTCTTACTATGTCATGCAGGACGGCGCCTGGATCAAACTTGAAGATGCTTTGACCACATTGGGTGTAGAAGTTCCCAATAAATAAATTATAGGAGAAGCTTATGGGATCCTTGATCATTTCAAAAGATATTGAAAAATCAGAATTCGGAGATAAGCTGATCTTTAATGTTATTTCTTCTGACTACGATCCGGAACCCCCGGTTGGTCCTGGCGGCGAAGGGAGTCTTCCTGCCGGCGGAACGACCGGTCAGGTTCTGGCAAAAGCTTCTGATGAAGATAACGATGTCGGTTGGTATAATGCCAACAAGCTTCCGACTGACAAATGGTATCTTCCGACGGGAATTTCAGAAGATCAGGTGATTGCAGCTTATCAATTTGTTGGACTCTCTAACGAGACCGAAGCACTTAGCAACATCAATGAGGGCACCAAGTATGTTCTTACGAAAAATGGCGAAATGTCCTGGAATGTTGATACGGGGTTCTTCCTGCCTGCTGAAAACGGGAACGGTTTTATTCAAAATGGTTTGAATGAACTGTATGGAAATGTAAAATCCGGTGCTTTTGGTTTTAGCGGCGCTTCTAATACGGCGGCATTCAATGGCGGGATCATCATGAATATCGAAAGAGTTCTGAGTGTTAATACTGTTGTTTCTGCCGGAAATTATACCGGTGATTACTTGACCGGTTATGCTGTGAGCGGTCCGCGTGGAGTTCCTTATCGAACTTCTGATGTAAGTCGTTCCGGTGTGCTTTCTGCTGATTGGAAAACCACACCGAATCTTTATTTCGATGGAGCCAGTAAATCGCTCTCTACGATTCCTACGAATTTTGGAGAAGCCATTTCCGGCAATTCCATCACTCTCGGACATATTAATAAGTCCAAGAACAATAATCTTGATATTTACTTTACTGCTTTTGTTCTTTACAGCACATACTTGAGTCCGGAACAGCATTTGGAGCTGTCAAATAAAATTCATGCTTTGGGAGGAATGTAATTATGGTAACTTTGCGTTGGTATAAAGAAACATTCGCTGCCGATAAAGCAGTCCGAAAAGATGACAGCATTATTCTTTATGATGAGAATAACCGTGAGATCCAGCGGATCGTGCATATTTCCGTAAATGACTGGAAACATATCACGCTGGATGGCACCTGGACAAATGCGCTGGATATTCCAACCGATGAAGAACGGATCAACTCTTTGATGATGCAGAACGAGCAGCAGCAGGCAGATATCGATTACTGCTTAATGTTACTGGAGGAATAATGCGCAAACTTTTATATTGGATTATGAAACCGTATTTCGAAGCGCTCCGCGCTGATGTTGACTATTGCCTTATGCTTGAAGGCGAAAACAATTTTCCCAAAGAAAAAAAATCCCGGAGGTAAATTATGGAACACAGTCCGAAATTTGCATTGGTAAAAGGTTATTATGATCGTGGACTCTGGAGTGAAGCCCGTGTCCATGTAGCTGTCGGTAAATGGATCACGCAGGAAGAATGCGACGAAATCCTCGGCGTTAATGCCTGATCATTAATTAAATAAAATGTAGGAATAGTGTACTTAGAAGCCATTTATTCATACACTATTCCTACATTAATTGATATTTTACGAGGAAAAATCGAGCTTTTAGAATTAGATTAATACGATTAAAGTTGTATTAGAGATTCTATTTACGCTCAGCTGCATTGAATTATACGCTATTTTATGGTTTAAAAAGCCCTTAATTGACACTTATTCATACATCACTCATACAGAAATTGATATTCATTCCTACAACTTACGGGATCTTCTCAATCTCGGATTTTAACCAGGAAGTATCTCTCTGGGTGTAGACAGATTCGGTAATATCTTTAATCCGATGTCCAACGATATACTTGATCGCGTACTCATCCATTTGATATTTCTTCGCCATGGTGACAAAAGTGACCCGGCCGTCGTGCGGCTTATGATCCGGATTTAATCCGAGCTGCTCGATGAGTTTATTCAAATTTTCGAAGTATCGTATGTAGGTCATCTGATCCGCTTTCCGGCCCATGGTCGTCGGTACACTGATCAGATATTCCCGGTTTTGTGATACCCCTTCCTGATACCAACGTTCCACAATCGGAAAAATTCGGGAATGGATCGGGACAATACGGTTTTTACCGGCTTTTGTCTTCATTCCACCGGTAATAAGACCTTCCTGTAAATCAATGTTTGATATTTTCAGGCTTTCCAGTTCTTTCGGACGCCATCCGGTATAACATTGAAACAGGATCACTTTCGCTAACGGGAACGAATTGATATTTTCCCACAAAATCTTTAATTCCTTATCGGTATACGGAATATGAGCCGTTCGTTCTTCTTCCAGTAATTGTGAATCTTTTTTCGGAACGGATGCTTCTTTCGCATAGTTACGATCCACGATTTCATACTCCAGCGCATAATCAAACATTTTATTGAACAGCGTTTTCATGTTTTTCCGTATGACCGGCGTAGTGTGCTTTTCAACCCCTTTTGATATTACGGTGCCTTCTTCAAAGCATTGCTTAATATGCCGGGCCCGAATTTCGCGTACTTTTACTTTTTTCAGCATATCGCAATAATTCCAGGCGCCTTTCAGGTTTTTGGATGAACCATACGGGGCGTCTTTAAAGTAATTTTCACCCCAGCGCTGATAAAGTTCTTCCAGGGTGATGTCTTTATTGATATCAAATGGGTTTTTACCATATTCCATCAAAGCCTGATAAGCTTCATTATAGGTTTTAAAATATGCTTCCGGCTGCAATAATTTGCAAATCGGTTTCCCTTCGTCGGTTTTTCCGATCGTGATCATAGCTCGGAAAGGTTTACGAAGGTTTTGGCCTTTTAATTCAGAAATCTGGCCGAATCCATTTGGAAGACGTTTCCGTCTGTTTGATATTCTTCTTTTGGAAACAGCTTCTTTCTGTAATGGATAACCGCAATGGGGACATGCCAGTGCTTTATCACTGACCGGCAATTCACATTCTGGGCATTTTGTCAGCATTGATATTTTCTTTCATTAATTAATAGAGTAACACAGAGATTGGGTTTTATAAAAACGATTTAGTGTTTGCTATATTCAGCTAATAACACATTTATGCTGTTTGCAAAAACCAGGCAGGGTCTTTGCGGCATGGTTTCAAGCAAATGCTTCAGATATCTGCTTATTTCGATAATATCTAATTTTTTAAAATCGAGCATATCAGCTTGCTCCTTTCTATATTCAATTTCTCATTATGCGTTATGGAACTTTTATGCCATGGCGGTTCAATGGCCGCCTATGCTCAATTTTTTGTGAAATCAAGATCCAACCTTGATCCACATGCAACATCAAATCTCTGTGTTACTGTATTAATTAATACTGCATAAACTGTAAAATTACAAAAGTGTATGAATAAATATTACTCCTATATCGCGATCCGGCACCAGAATAAATCGCAGTTTTTGCATCTCCTTAAATGAGCAGACATGGATGATCTGCTCTTTATTTTTAAAAGGAGAAAAAAAAATGAAAATTTTAAAAAAAATCAATTATATATTGACAATTGTTGTCAATATCGTATTTGTTGGTTCCTTTATTAAAGGAGCCGTTTTGGAAGCTTATAAAAGCTTTGAAAAGAAAAATGCACCGAAATACGGTGCTGACGTATTTGGGATCGAAATAGATGATCCCATAATCGAAGAAGAGGAACTGTCAGATTATGAACAGTTCATATTTAGAAGGAAGAAATAAAAAAGCCCGCAAGGGCTACTCTTTTTTCGCGAAATTTACACGCCCTATAATGAAAAGAAGAGTCTGCGTAAAATCGCAATCGTAACATCTTCTTTTCTTTTTTTCGCCGGATTTACAACTTCTTTTATTTTTTGCGCCGGTTTGTGCACTTTAACGGATATGATCATTCTTGAGTGCGAACCGGTCAATTATACTGACTTTATCCGGATCATTTATAAAAAGCCGGTTTATTGTCCGGATTGTCAAACCGGGCTGGCGATGTGGCATTACGGTTATCGGAAGCGGAAGATCCGGGATTTTCAGGGAAATATCTACTGGATCCAGCTGCCGCGCTATCGATGCCAGCAGTGCGGGAAAATGTATCTGACGCTCCCCTCCTTTCTGATCCCTTATAAACAATATGACCGGTCCACGATCCAAAGCATTCAAAATGGTTTGACCTATGGATGCGGCGCCAGTTATCAAAGTATCTATCTCTGGTCGCGATATGCGCAAGCCCTCTAATGAGGAGAGACAAACTATATTACTACTCTCCTCTGGAGGAAAAAATGAAAAAGATTAATAAAATTTGTGTATTAATAGCAATAATCTTTGCTATTATAGCCGCTGCGGCGCTTGCCGCAGAATATTATTTTTCGCGCAATGAAGTATTTGCGCAATCAAATACTGGTAGCTATTGCTACCGAAACGGCGAATGCCGTATCGCTGTCAAAGGTGATGAAAACGAAATTTTCTTCGTTCTTGTAAATGGGGATGAAGAAATGATTAATGTAAAGTGGCATTTGGCCCCTATAGGCTTTAATGCTGATAGTCCTGAATGGGATGAATACGAGTATATCTGGTGGAGTTCAAACCTGCCACCGGAATATGGGGATCGATACGTAATCCCCGAATTGTAATTATAAATAAGTAGCCCCTAACAAGGGCTCTTATTTTTCGCAAGATTTACAGCTCCTATATTGAGAGACAGACAGTCTCTCATAAATTTTAATTTAAAGGAGGGTTTCCAGATGGAAAATTTCTGGAATTTCATGATTGTATATTGGGTTGCAATGACCCTTGTAAGTATTATTGTTTTTGTTGTACCACCGATTCGTCGATGGTTCATTAGTATTATCGCCCAGATTTGGGCGGAAGGTATTGAGCTCGGTTTTAAAATGACCGAGAAAATTGAAGAAAAATTTGAAAAATAGAAAGGAGGAACGAGCCCTACATGGGCTCTAAATTTTCAACTCCTTTTATTTTTTTCGCATAAATCGCAGCTCCTAAAATAGAGGACAAATGCCCTTTAATATTTTTACAGGAGTAAAAAATGGAAAATGAAACTTTAGTTATTAACAAGTTGTCTCCCACAGCATTGTGGGAATTGGTTATTATGTACTGTTTTCATATGATTTGAAAGGAATAAAAATGGAAGATTACAGAATTGACTTATGTCAAAAATATACAAATCCTTGGAATGTCGAGGATACTGAATTGAAATGTAAAGGAGCACTAATCGTGCTTAAAGAAACTGCATTTAATAAAAACTGCGAAATAGTAAGCAGAGCAAATAAATGGATCTTTACTACTGGTAAAGATTTGTATGATTTTTTGGTTAAATGTGAAATACCATTTATTGAAGAGAATTATGTTATTGAAGAAGATGAATACGAAATGAAATACGAATTAGAAGATGTAAAAGATAATCCTGGTGGATTTACATTACATTTTCATGGTCTTAAAGCAAACTGGGTTTTATCCGTAGATTATGTACGGGTGTTAACATCAGAATAAACTAAGCCCGCAAGGGCTTTTATTTTTTACATCTCCTTTTAAATTTTCAGTACGACTTTTTATTTTAGATTACGTTTGGCTATCTTAGAATAGATTTCAGCGAAAGGAGCCTATTCTATGAAAGATTTTATGAATGGCAATGTGCCGGTATCGATAGCGGCAAAAGTGTATGGCAAAGACCCCAGCTGGGTTCGGGCCGGTTTGATCAACGGATGGCTGCCGATCGGGAATGCCACCCGGAACGGAAAACGAATAACTTCGATCGAAGAAATGGACAGCCGGTTGGGGCGGATCAACTATTATATTTCCCCAAAGCTGCTGTATGAGCAGACGGGCTATATCTGGAAAGGAGAACGGCATTTATGAGCACCGATATCCGCCCGGAAATTTCCAAACGCAATTCGTATTGGATCAGCAAACACCGTTTCTACGAGCTGAAGCACTTCTGTCTGCAGTATCCGGAATGGCAGGAAGAGCTGAAATTGATATCCGTCGGGAAGCATCCGCTGGCAGAAGAAAAAATCGGAAAATCCGCCGGTCCTGGAGACCCGGTTTTGGCCTGTGTGCTGCGCAGGGAAGTTTTATCCGATCATATTGATATTCTCAATCAGGCGGCAAAAGGTTGCAGGGAGGAACTGAGAAAATATGTCTTTAAGGGAGTTACTGAGGGCATTTCGTACGAGCATCTGGCTGCTCAGACAGGTCTGCCCTGTTGTAAAGAAATGTATTATGAGAATTTCCGGAGGTTCTTCTGGGCGCTCTCGAAACTGCGGAAATAATTCGCGAAATTTACATGTTCTATAGTGAGATTCAGAAGGAGGATCTCTCTATTTAGAAAGGAGTGTGTTATGAAATAAGTTGTAAAAAGAGCCCTTACATGGGCTCTCATTTTTTACCGCGAAATTTACATGGCCTAAAGTGGAGCTAGTTTACATTTTATAGAAAGGAGTAAAAATGGACTGGCCTTTAGAGTTTGGAGAAGAGCTTTAGAAGGTTTATAAGCGACTGCGCAGCGCTGTAAATCACGCTCTTCTCCTTTTATTTTTCAGGTTCGTGATAAAAACATGGACTCTAATGAAAAGAAGTTAAAGCAGCGTAAGCTGTGAGTGGGCGACGGGTCTTGTCTGCCCGCCTGGAATGGTTCGATTCCGTTCAACTTCTTTTATTTTTTTTTATTTGGTTTGAATTGGAGGAAATTGTATGTTTATTGATAATAATAAATTATTTGTTAAAAATTGGGACAAAATCGAATTAATAGCTGATATCGAAGAAAAAGAAGATCAGATTCAGGCGATGATCAAATACGACGATCATGGCGACGAATTCATTTATATTCGGACAAAGAAAGGTCCTGATTATGAATACGGATGGTATTTGAATCGGAGAGGATATCCTGAATACGATGAGCTGGATAATTATATGTCTCGCTGGTATTCGAACTTATTTATACGAAAGCCGATCTTGCTTGCCGGTTATCCAAAAAATTCGGACGAATCAAATGAGATTTATTTTTATACAAAAGAGATCTTATTTGATCAAGATAAATGGCATTGGTTTTCAGATGATCGATATAAAAAATATGATCAATCCAAATCTGCACAGTCTAACTTTGATTTCTATTTTGATATTATAGAAGGAATATATGAAAATCATAAAACCGCATATCACACAAATCATTGTGATGATGTGATGGGATATTTAAGGGTAAATCAGATTGAAACTGAAGAAAATCTGGCTAAGGTCAGGGAACTGGCCCATTTTTATCGGATTGGTGCTATTGATGGTACCGCTGGTAAAAAAGAAATTTCAGATAATGATTCTTTATATGGTGATTCTGTAATTTGGGTCTGGCGAAATAATAAATTTCTTAATAAAGGCGAATATAAAATCCGCAGAACACGTGAGACTGATGAGTGGGGCTGCGATCAGTTTAAGCTGAATTTGAAACAGTTTGATAAATAAATTGGAGGAAGAATGACTGAATCTGAAAAGATTGAAAAATTGCTGCAGGATCGTGAAAATCTGTCCATTTTTATTTTATTCAAAAAACTGCAGGAAGCCGGAATTCCATGCGAGTTCAATGACCGGAGCACTCCGGATGATGGATACGGCGGAACATTTCGCTATCAGATTTGCTATCCGGATATTGAGCATCAGAAAGCGGATGTTCTTCAGGCGTATTTAATATCAGCCCGTTTTATGAATATTCCCGATGCTTATACCAGCATGTCTTATGGCGCTGAAGATAATTTGATGGAAGCCTACGGCTTTGATGAACTCCCGGATGGAGACGTCCGCGGATGGCTGGATGTTGATGCCGCTTTTGAAATGTTCAAAAACGAGTATTACGGCCTTAACCGCCGGGAGAAAAAAGATGCTGATTTTACATTGTGGAACGGAGATTAATGCATGAAACTTTATATTGTCCGAAATAACAAGATCAACGTTCTTTCAGAAGCTCACAAAAGAGCGAATGAATTCAATGAACGGTTTACTGATGAAATCCAGAAAAATCTGCAGCGAAACTATATCCAGGAAGTCCGCCGAAAAAACGGAAAGAAAGACATGGATATTATCGAATGTTACGAAAGCGCGGTTCTTGCGCATGAACTGTACGCCTGTCTGGTGGAAGAAGATCCGGAAAGGCTCCGGGAATGCGTTCAGCATCTGGCAGATGAAAAGTTGAACCGAATCGTTCCGATTTTATATGAAATCGGTTATGTAATCTGATTCAAAATGGGAGGAATATGCAGAATCCGTTTTGGTATGATGCTTTAACAAATTCGTGTTTTTGTGCCTGTGAAAATGACATTCGGCATTTTCAGGATAAGATCAAAAATGGTTTTGAAGAAAAGGAGCAGCCCATGACAAAAATCGAAACTCACGCCGCGATTTGTAAAGAATTAACCGATTTGTACGAACGTAAAAACGCCGACTACGGCGATAGTTTTGCTGAACTTCGGAAGGAATTTCCGAATTCCATCACTTACCGCCTGACAGATAAACTGAACCGGCTGAAGAAACTCTATGATCCGGAGCATCAGCAGCAGGTAAAAGATGAATCTGTTGATGACACCCTGAAAGATATCGCCAATTACGCGATCCTGGAGCTGATCGAACGGGGATATGAACCGGATTATGAGAATGTTACGAACATAACTCCGAATAAGCGTTTTCATCGGGTATTCAGCATATCTAATGAAAATTATAGCGATAATGATGGAAGAAATTTGTATTATTTGCATTTAGTAGAACAAACAGTAAATAATACATTGCAAGGCAGAACCACCGATACAACCAACGGATGGGTTTTTTTAAATGAAGTTCTTGTGCCGCTTGGCTTTAAACCAACAGCTGAAGGCTTTCAGTATGGCTGGGTTTACAGCAAATTTGATCAGAAATATATGAATACTCGAATTGAATTTGAAATACGCTCAATTCCGATTTATACGCCAATGAGATACAATCTTTTTTTCGATTGCGTCCGGATCGATTTTGAAAAAGATCTGAATATTGGTTCTGAAATCACCGTACGCGGGTGACAATTCAAAATGGTATATTTTTAGTGTGAAAAATTCCCGGGAGAAAAAAATGAAAAACTTTTTAGTTCGTGTTATCTATTTATTTGCAGGCATGATTTTGGGTGCCGGCTGTGTTTATAAAGTCATACTTGATATGCTAAACAACAGTGAATGGTGCTGTAAAAATAAATATATTCCAAAAGTCGCCGGAACTGATTACACAAGTAAATATAAAAGGTGGGATCAATAATGGGTGCTTTTCTTTTATCTTTGCCGGACTGGGCGCTGGCGATTCTGGTTTTTGTGATCTCTGCGCCGATCGGATGGCTTGCCGGAAAATTGGTCATGAAATCCATTGATAACCGAATTGAGAAAAAATTGCCAGAGCCGGCAGGGACGCTTTTTATCATAACCAGCCATTCAGCTGACTCGATAGAATGTTATATGGAAATTGCTGATCGGGAAAGTCTGGTGAAAGCCGCTGAAGAAGGGTACGCTGTTTTATCTGTAAAACATTCGGTTGTGGAGTGATCGCAAAATTTTCATCTCCTTAAATGAAGAGACTGCAGGGTCTCTTTTATTTTTTAAATAAGGAAAGGAAAACGAATGAAAACCAAATTTAAAAACTGTAACGAAGAAGATTTTGAAGAGTTCGATGATGAACTTGAACTCGAACTGGATGAAGAAATCGAAGAGGACGAAGAAATCCTTGACGAATATGAAAAAGGCAGCAACAAGCTGCTGAAGGAAGTGAATGAACTCCCCAACGGGGAGGATCGCTCTCGGGCGATTAAAGATCTTGAGGTTATGTCGCGGATTGCGAATGACCGGAAGAAATTGCGGAATGAAAACCGCAAAATTAAGAAGGAATTGGCCCTTCGTGAAGAAGAGGTCGATAATGTAAAGCGCAACGGTGTGCTGAACACCATTGTGAATATCGGCGGCACGATTGTGTCATTTGTGGCCTACGGAATCTTGTTAGGCCGTCAGAACCGCTTTGAAAGCGGAGAAACGTATACGACATCAGGTTCCCGTAACCTGGTGAACAGTATCAATAGGATCATTAAACGGTCCTGATTCAAAATGGAGTATGTGCTTCGGCATGTACTCCTCTTTTTATTTTTAGAGGTCATTATGCAAAAATACGAAAATCGAACGATATACGAGTGTGAAGTATGCGGGCTGCTGTATGCAAAAAGAGAAGACGCGATACAGTGTGAAGAAAATCACATCGATAAATTGACCGAAGCCAAGATCATTTATCCTCCCACCCCGGCCGGATTTTACAGTGTAAGAATGTTTGATGGGGTTTATCCAAATGCGATCACCGTCAATTTTTGTGACGGAAGCAAACATATTTATAAACTTTTGCGGTAAATCATGCGCTATCACTATACCCCGTCCGACCATGGAGATGACGTCTATGGCCGGCTTTATTTTTGTGACCATCCAGTTTATAACCGCTGCACTTTATTTTTGATCCGGGGCCGCGGACTGGCGGTGATCCGGCAGTATTTCAATAAAAAAGACAAACGCACTTACTGGCGGGAAATTGGACGAAATATCGCTGCGGACATTTACCTGAATCCGAAATTTCCGGAGATTTTTGAAAAACGGGCAAAGCCTTGTAAGGACGGCCTTTATCCGACAATGACCGTCCGTCAAATCATGTGGGCTTTACGCATGAAGCCCTTACCGAAAAAACGTTGGGAAACTGTTTTTGACAGAAAGGATATTTGAGATGAACAAGATTACAAAATGCGATATCCATCGCTGTATCAGTGATCCTACGCTGATGGGCGTTTTTGTGTGGATCGATGATGATCCTGACTGGAAATTATTGTTTACTTATTATCCGAACGAATTGGTTTTTGATGCTGATGAATTTATTGGTTTGACCGAAGAAGACGCACTGGACCTTCACTGGCAGCGCGATCTGGAATATTTTCAATCATAAGGAGCTATTATGAATAATCATGAAAACATTTATTACCCCTTGCAAAATTTTATGCCGCCGGTTAAAGAAGAAAAAATTTCTTTGCGGGAATGCAAAATCAGCAAAATTCAATGGGAATTGGAAAAATATATTACCCGTTCCCGAGCAGCATCATTAACCAAAATCCTTGAAGAAAACGGTTTTACCTATTTTCAAAAATTGCTGGATGCGAATTTTGATCAATTCCGTGCGATCAAAGGGATCGGTCCGGTTTCATTGGACGCGATCCGGTCGGTTCGAAAAGCTTATGGTGTAAAGGAGAACTAAATATGGTAGCTACTTCAGAAAACTCAAACATTTCTATCGAAAAAATTATTGTCACCCGTCATCAGGGACTTGTTGACTGGCTGGAACGTCAGGGCATCACCGGAGAAGTAAAACCCAGCGTAACCGTAGATGATATCAAAGGAAAACATGTGATCGGCGCTTTGCCGGCGCATATTGCCCAGCATGCTTATCTGGTTACTTCCGTGGATTACACCTGCCCGTTTGAAAAGCGCGGTAAAAATCTGACCGCTGATGAACTGGACGAACTCGGCGCAAAGCTGTTTACGTACCGTGTTGTCCCGGTGTCCTGTGTTTCATTCAACTGATATTTCAAAATGGAGGAAATATGAAGGCAAAATATATCTTTACAAAAATCGGTTATCGCAAAAACGATCTTGAAGTAATGAATATCGTTCCGGAAACGGATGAAGATTATGATGTTGCTGATATTTTTCTCTCTGATTATTATTCTGATGAAGGGGAAACGATCTCGGTGGAAGCGAATGACCTGGATGAAGCAGTCGAACAGGCAAACCGTTGGTTCGGCACCTGTGCCACGGCGAATAATGTGCTGATCTCCTACACCTGCGATAATGCACCGGCATTGTCCAAAAATGATCATTATCGGGATATTCCGATCCCGGTGAAGACCCTTCATCATAATTTTCCGAAATGGTCAACCCTGACGGATAAACGCACCCGGAAATATTACGGAAAAAAGACCCAGCGTCCGGTTTATGACCCGGAAGGCTTGATTTTTGATTACCGGCAGTATACTTACCAGCCATACTGATTCGCGAAATTTACACCTCCTTAAATGAAGAGACATTTGGTCTCTTTTAATTTTTTGTAATTTAAACTAAGGAGGTTTAATGACAGCTATTGTATTAGCTTTATGTGGAATTTTTGTTTATAGCGACATTCGTGTCGCGTTATATGTTGGGATAGGCTTTCTATTAGCGAAAGCCTTAATTAATAGTGTCTTGAAACATAAATAATTGTAATAAAAAGCGTAAGCATTGCTTGCGCTTTTATTTTTTACGAAAGGAAACAAAATGAAAAAATTATTCGCAAAAATTAAGAAATTCGCCGGAAAGTGCTGGCGCAAGTTTAAGAAACTCTGTAAGTTCGTTGTCGATGAAATCAAAAACGCCGCTCAGTGGTGCATGGATAATCAGGAAGTTGTTTATGTCATCAGCGGAATTTCCACAATTGCTTATTCTATTATAAAAAAGATTCGTAAGAACGCTGTGCTGAAAGAACAGGAATTTCATCGCACACATATTTTTGACCGGAGCCTCAACCATTGGTGGAGCTTAAAACGGGACTTGACGACCAATGAAATGCTCGAATATGAGCACCGCCGGGCGACCGGAGAAACCATTGGCGAGATTTTGGAAAGTATGAAGGTCCTTGCTTAGGAGGGATTTATGAATTTGGTAAAAACCGGAGGCATGATTGCCAGAGTTATCGGCAAAAATGCCCCGATACTGATCAGCGCTGCGGCCGGGATTGGTCTGATAGCGCTTTATATTTTAACGATCAAAGAAACAGAAGAAGCACAGGAAGTATTGAATGAAATGCCTGAGGAGGAGACTCAGGGTTTCAAAACTGCGGGAAAAATCGTAAAAATTTATGCTCCTTCTTTTATTTGCCTGATCGTTACCCTGTTTTGTATCGTAAGTTCGGCTTTGATCAGCCATCATCGGATCCGGGATCTGACGGCGTATGCCGCGGGGCTTAGTGCGGCATTCAATCAATATCGCCAGCAGATCATTTTTCAAAATGGAAAAGAGATGGATCAGAAAGTGATGGCAAAAGTGGCCAGAGCCCGTGTTGAAGAAGATCCTCCTAAAGATAAAGATGACGACAGTGTTTTATGTCTGCTGCCCGGGTATGACTGCTTTTTTCATGTTCCAAGCACGGCGAATGTCTCGGAAGCATTTTTGGAATTGAACAAAAAGATCAAAGATGGCTATCGGGTGATCGAATTTCCGGAGTTTATGAAACTGGCCAAGGCAAAAGAACCGGTAAAACCGAAATTTTTATGTTATGGCTGGGAAACTTTTTATCTGGAAGATAATTACCAGACGGATGCGTTTTATCCGAACATTTTCAAAGAAACAGATGACGATGGTCTGGAATATTATGTGATCGATAATGTTCCGATGCCGAGACTGCTGGAAGAAAGGATATTCTTTTGATGGTTTATTACAATCCGGAGGATGAAGAACTGGATCCTCCGGATCTGTTATTTGATGTGCAGAATGCCTTGGACGCAATCACCGGATTCACGGACGCTGAATACAGCTATCCAGTATATCCGATATCCAAAGAAAAAGAACTGGAGATCTGTTACAAACGGCAGGGTCTGGATGAGCTGAAAAAGTTTATTGTTGAGCATCGTTATGAAGATCGTGTTGTAAACCTGGTTGACCGGTTCAGCTGCCGAATGAATATTCAGGCGGCAAAAAGTGTACCGGGCAGTGAAGCGTATCAACTCTTCTGCATGATGCGTGATGCAGCGGAAGAAGTAGCAGTAAGGTTTTTATAGGAGAAACTAATGATAAAAATTCCATTTGGTGCTGCTGCCAGGAGTGTGCTCACCCTGGCAAAAGCAAACGCCACTCCGATTTCCACCGCAATGGTGATCCTCGGAATGGTTTCTGCGGTCGTTCTGGCGGTAAAAGCCGGAAAAGAATCTGTTGAAGATATTGAGGAAGCCAAAGAAGAGCTTGAAACGGATGAGCTGACTTTCGGAGAAATCATCCGTGCGACATGGAAACGCTTTCTTCCGGTATTTTTGATCCTTGGTCTGTCGATCGCCTGTCTGGTGGTGAACACGAATCGAATGATGAAGCGCTATGCCGCATTATCGACAGCATATGCGCTTTCTGAAAGTTATTTGAAAGATTATATGGAAACCACCAAGGAAACGGTCGGCGCGAAAAAAGAACAGCAGATCCGTGATGATGTTATGGATAAACAGGTGAAGGACCATCCGTTTGATAAAGAAGCTGAACGTGGGATCGTTGAAACCGGAAAAGGCAATACTTTATTTTATGACGCGATCACAACCCGGTTTTTTCGTTCATCCATGGATAAGGTAAAAGCCGCGGAGCGTGACCTTGCCGGGATTTATGCAACGGAAGATGTCGTATATCTGGATGATTATACCAATGCTCTCGGGCTTGGTAAATATTCAGAATGCGGAAATTATCTCGGCTGGCAGAAAACCGGTAAATTTGACGGATCCGAAAATCTGATGTTTGATTATTCTTCCGGTTTGACAGCCAGCGGTGAACCGTATGTGGCAATTTATCATTATCGCAACCGATTGAGCGTTATCCGCTGAATCGCGAAAAAAACAAAGGCTTTAAAGAGAGACAGACAGTCTCTCTTTATTTTTTCAAAAAAGGAACGAAAGGAAAATATTATGTCTAACAATAATAATGTTGTTGAAGGGACTACGGTCCCGTTTGTTGAACCCGCTGATAATAGCGGGGTGGAAATCGTCCCTGTTAATCAGGGCGAAATTGAAGAAATCACCCCGGGCCAAATGGCTCTGGGATTAGGTGTAACCGCATTGGTCGGTTACGGAATTGGGAAGCTCGGTGAGCTTTTCTATAATAAAATAATTTTGCCCGGCTATGTTAAAGCCGTGGACAAAATAGAAGAAAACAAAAAGAAAAGGAACAAAAAGCTGCGCCGAAAGGCAAAGCGCAATGAAGTAATCGTTGAGGCTGAAGAAGCCGAAGACGATAATTTGGAAGCTCTTGAGGAAGAAGAGCTGGAATATGAAGAAGATGATGAGGAAACTGAAGAAGAACCTCGTCAGGTTTCGAAAAAGGCGGCTAAAAAAGCCGCAAAGAAAAAGAAGCGTCATTAATATGACGTATCGTCCGGAGAAGAATGAATAATTCTTCTCCTCTTTTTTTTCTTTTAAATAAAGGAGGACCGTGAGTAACGAAAATGAAAGAAAAACCCAAATCGCCAACGGATCCATGCGCAGAAAAAACATTTTTAAATTTCTGATGGATGAGATCATTCTAAAAAACTTTCAGGATATCAAAACCAATTTTATCGAAGATGTAATTCTTCCGAGTACTGTCGATTGGCTTTATGATGTTGGAGAAAGTTTCGTCGGCAATATGTTCAAAAGCCCCGGAGGCGGAAGCCGCGGCAGTACCCTGCCGAAACAGTACAGCCGGACTTCTTATTCCAATTATTATAAAAGTTCTTCCCGTTCATCTAGAAGAGATTATCGGGAAGAAGCAGATGAAAACGATGTGGCTTCGTATGAGGATATTAATTTTAAATCCCGTGCAGAAGCCGAAAAAATTCTGGCGGCCATGCGCGATGATTTAAAGCATGGCTATATTGTCAGCGTGATGGACCTGTGCGATTATTCCGGCGTCGGCTCCAGCTGGGCAGATAACAGCTATGGCTGGACAAGCCTGGATAAAGCACGTGTGATCCGCGGAAGAGATGGAAGATTTTATCTGGACCTTCCGAAACCGCACCCTATTGATAATGACTAAGGAGAAACGATGAATTTAAAACTGATTTTAGCCAAAACCGGGCTTGTCTTAAAACAGGCAAGCCCTGAACTTTTAACCGGCGGCGGGATTATTCTGAGTATTGCTGCTCTGATCACTGCCTGTTCGAAAATGAAAGAAACCGAAGAAGTAAATGAAGAAATCCAGGATGAAATTGAAACCATTCAGGATGAAGAAGAACGCGGAACAAAAGAATATGTCGGCCGCATGTTTAAACTTGCGATGAAGGCCGTCTGGAAGTATCTGAAGATTTTCTGGATCCCAGTGCTGTTGGAATTGATGTCGATTTTCGGCATCTGGTATTCTCATGGGATCATGGTGAAACGGAATGCCGATCTGGCTTCAGCGGCAGTGATCCTAACCCAGCAAATGGATAAATATCGAGCCCGGGTCCGGGATAAAGTCGGCGAAGAAACGGAAAATGATCTGTTTTACGGTCTGACCAATAAAAAAGTCGGTGAAGTGACTGAAGATCTCGGTGATGGAAAAACCAAAAAGCGCCCTATTTATGAAAAAGAAATGACGGATGGCGCTGAAGGTCCGTTTGACCGTATTTTTGACCGATCGAATCATAACTATCAAAGCACTCCGGGCGCGAACATGGTTTTTCTGGATATGGTCCGGAAATCCTGTAAAAGCATTATGGAAGGCCGCGCAACGAACCATTCCAACGGCTGGTATTTGATGAGCGAAGTTTACCAGCAGCTTGGTTACGAACCGACTGCCGAAAGTTTCCATTGGGGCTGGGTCTGGAGTAAGTATGATCCGAAATTCAGCGGTACATTCATTGATTTTGGTATCAATGATTACAGCGATTCGGTTGTACACGACTTTGTAAATGGTTTGGAACCGGCGATCCCGCTGCATTTCAACTGCCAGCCGGTGGATGTATTTAAAGATCTCAACCTGATGAAGATCTAAAGGACTACGGATGAAAAAGATATTATCTCTTTCATTAGGCGCTTTGTCTACATTTTTGATGATCAGCGGAATCGTGGTCCTGAATGGCGGAGATAACCGGGAATGATCGATAAACTGGATTATTTTCTTTCGACCATTGATGGTTTGCTGGATACGAACCGGAAACGTCATTTATTCGGCGGGCTCTTAATGAGCCTGTCGTTTTTATTTGGCGGAATGTCAATCACCGTGATAACAGTAAAGGAAGATAAAAAAGATGAACAATGAAATTTTGAAAGGAATCCTTCTGTTTCTTGCAGGAGGAGCGGCCGGTGCAGGCGTTACCGGTTTTATATTTAAACGAAAATTAAATGAAATGGAAGAATCGATTGACGATATCGTTGAAGAACGCGTTGAAGAGATCGCCGAGATTCGTATGGACGAAGATTTTGATGACGAAGAAGAGGACGAGGAAGAAGATGATGAACTGGATGAAGAAAGTGATGACGAAGATGATTCGGATATTGATGAGGAAAAACTGACGGAGATCACACAAAGCGTCGTGAAAAAGATCAACCGGGCGCGCACCGCAAAACCCGATCCGATCGAACTGGCAAAAGAACTGGTTGATAAAAACAATTATGTCAGTTATTCCGGAAAAAAAGATCCCGTAACGAAAAACGAAACCCCTGATGATTACTGGGTCGAACAGAACGAACCGGAAGATATCGAAATCATCAGCCCACAGGAATTCGGCGACATCGCCGGTTATGATAAGGTTAATTTATATTTCCTCAGCCGGGATGAAGTCCTGGTCGATGATGAAGGGAACCCGGTAGAGAACATCGTTTCCTTGATCGGTCCGGACGCATTGGAGAATTTCGGTACTTATGAACCGGATTCTGTCTGCGTGCGGAACAACCGCCTGGAAACTGATTTTGCGATTTTTATCCGGAACGAGACCCTTTCCAATTTCTCATTATAAATAAGGAGCAGTTATGCGAGATTATGAGCTTGAAGAACAATACTTTAATTGGCTCTATAATCTCGTCTGCAGTGACGGTTATGTGAAGAAGCTCAGTTATTATGAGCTTCTTTTTCATTTGCATCATATGGATTTTGTTTATATTCTTTCCCGGGACGAAAACCGGTATGCGGATGGGATCAATCTCCGTTACCGGTTTGGTTCCGAAAATGATATTCCTTACCGCTGCATCAGCCGGATCCTGGATGTTCGGCCGTGCAGTGTTTTGGAAATGATGGTCGCATTGGCGCTTCGCTGTGAAACGGAAATTATGATGGATACCGAGATCGGCGACCGGACCTGGAAATGGTTCTGGAAGATGATGACAAATATGAATCTCGGTGGGATGACCGATGATAAATATGATGAAGAATATGTAGACAGAATTATAGAGCGTATGCTGGTTCGTAAGTACGAAGCCAACGGAAGAGGAGGCCTGTTTACTATAGCGAATTGCAAAGAAGATTTACGAAATGTTGAGATCTGGACACAGCTGTGCTGGTATCTCAACTCCATGAATGAGGTCTGATATGTTTGATATTTACAAACCGAAAAATTTAACGATCGAAGCCGAACATCTGAAAACGGATGTGGAGCTGACGGTCCCGGTTAAAGGAACCAAGATTTATGTCCAGGGCGGAAATTATCTGATTAAAACACCGAACGGACGGGTTTATCCGGCAAAGAAAGATCTTTTTGAGTTTTTATTTGAGAAAGTTGAGGAAAACAATGAAATTCAATAACCATAAGAAATATGACAACAATGATTTTTATCAAAACGGGAAAGATCTGCAGCGTCTTGAAGATCAGATGACCATGCAGCAGCTTATCAATAAAGATCATGACCGCAGGCTGCGTTTTGCCGGACTCGGGATCATCACCCTTTCCGGGCTGACTTATTTGTGTGTCAGCTGTATCAAAGAACTTTATCAGCGCATAAGAAAACTGGAAGAACGGAACGAACCGACCGAAAAGAATGATGAGGCCTGATGGATTTTTTAGAGATCACCGAATCTGAAACAAAAAAAGGTACGGAGATCTATCCAAGCTTCATTGTCAACAACAAAACAACTGATCTGATGGTTCGCGGTAAAGATTTTTATGCCGTGTGGGTCGAAGAAAAAGGAATGTGGTCCACGGACGAACAGGACCTGATCGAACTGGTCGACAGCGAACTGGACCAATATTACGAAGCAAACAAGGGCAAATGGGAACGGCGTCCGAAAATTCTTCATCTTCGCCGTGGAAACACAAAGATGATCGATGTTTTTCATCATTACTGCAAAGATCAGATGCGTGAAAACTTTCATCCGCTGGATGAAAAATTGATATTTGCAAACCAGAAAACGAAAAAGAAGGACTATGCCAGTAAAAGATTGAACTATCCTTTGGAAAAAGGTCCGATCACCGCATGGGACCATATCCTGTCCGTTTTATATTCTGATGAAGAACGTCATAAGATCGAATGGTCCATTGGTTCGATCATCAGCGGAGATTCGAAAACGAATCAGAAGTTCGCGGTATTTTACGGACCCCCGGGTTCCGGTAAATCCACCATTCTGGACGTTATTGAGAAACTGTTCAAAGGATATTATTGTGTGTTCGATGCAAAATCGTTAGGCTCTTCCAACAGCCGTTTTGCATTGGAACCGTTCAAGATCAATCCGCTGGTCGCGATCCAGCATGACGGTGATCTATCCAAAATTGAAGATAACCATTTGCTGAATTCGATCGTTTCTCATGATGAAATCCAAATCGAAGAAAAATTCAAAAGCCAATACCCGATGCGCTTTAAATGTTTTCTCTTTATGGGGACAAACAAGCCGGTGCGGATCACAGATGCAAAGTCCGGTCTGCTGCGGCGTCTGATTGATATTTCCCCGAAAGGGAAAGAAAAAATTCCCCGAAAAGAGTACAACGCACTGATCAAAATGATCGACTTTGAACTTGGTGCGATCGCGTGGCACTGCAAACAGGTCTATCTGGAAGACCCGCAGTATTACGACGACTATGTACCTTTGAAGATGTTGAACGCGTCAAATGATTTCTTTAATTTTGTCGCGGACAACTATTTTGTATTTAAAAATGAAGACGGAATTACCCGGAATGCCGCTTATGAAAAGTATAAGGCTTATTGTGATGAAGCCAAGGTGACCTATCCGCTTTCCAGGCGCGCTTTCGGGGAAGAACTGACAAACTATTTTGATAATTTTGCGGACCGTGTTGTTCTGGAAGACGGGACCCGTGTACGAAGCTGGTACAGCGGTTTCCGTTCTGATAAATTTGAACAGCAATGGAAAAAGAAGGATGAACCGGCAGAAAAGGATCCGAAAGAAAGATCCTGGCTGGAATTCAACAGCAAAGTAAGCCTGTTGGATGAAATGTTGAAAGATTGCCCTGCGCAATATGCAAACAGTGAAGGAACACCTCAGAAAGCATGGGACAGCTGTTTTACCAAACTTTCCGGGATCGATACGCATAAACTGCATTATGTGAAAGTTCCGCTGCAGCATATTGTTATTGACTTTGATATTCCGGATGAAAACGGAAATAAGTGCTTTGAAAAAAATCTGGAAGCAGCTTCAAAATGGCCACCGACTTATGCCGAACTCAGCAAAAGCGGAGCCGGGATCCACCTTCATTATATTTATCAGGGGGATCCGCTGGAACTGCGGATGAATTATGATGACCACATTGAGATCAAGGTTTTTAATGGCGGCAGCAGCCTGCGAAGAATGCTGACACTGTGTAATACGATTGCCGTAGCCGTGATCAGTTCCGGTCTCCCCTTGAAGGAGAAAAAGAAAGTGGTAAATTTCAAGTCGTTCATCAACGACAAAGCGCTGATCAAAGCCATTGAACGAAACCTGAACAAAGAAAATGTGAACGGCACATACAACAGCGTCAATCTGATCTATAAGGATCTGGAACGGGCTTATGCGGACGGCCTCCGTTATGACGTGCGGAAAATGAAGGACTCAATCCATGATTTCGCCGCCAATTCGACGCATCATGACAAAGAAGCGATCAAGCTGGTCAACAAAATGAAGCTCTGTTCGGATGATTTTCTGGAACCTGAACCGATCCCTGAAGAGCAACCACAGACGAACTTCCCATTGATATTTTTCGATGTGGAAGTTTTTATTAATCTGCTGCTGATCTGCTGGAAGTATCCGGGTCCGGATAAAAAAGTCATACGGATGTTCAACCCCAGTCCCGAAGAGGTCTACTCACTGATGACCAATTACCGGCTGGTCGGGTTCAACTGCCGCAGATATGACAACCATATTCTGTATGCAAGAGCGCTCGGAAAAAACCTGAAACAGATCTATGAAGTTTCTCAGGGCATTATCAATAAAGATAAAAATGCATTTTTCCGGGAAGCGTATGATGTTTCCTATACGGATATTTATGACTTCAGCAGTGTGAAACAATCTCTGAAAAAATTTGAGATCGATCTCGGGATCCATCATAAGGAATTGCCGATCCCATGGGATCAGCCCTGTCCGGAGGAACGATGGAATGAAGTAGCGGAATATTGTGATAATGATGTGATCGCTACGGAAGCGGTGTTCAACGCCCGTCAGGATGATTTTCTGGCAAGGGAAATTCTGGCAGACATTGCCGGAATGAACGTAAACACCACGACCAACACGCTGACCACGCGGATCATTTTCGGAACAGACCGCGCGCCGCAGAACCAGTTCAATTATCGGAACCTTGCGGAACCGGTCGGTGCGGATCAGTATCAGAAGTATCGTGAACTTTTTGGAGCGGATTATGAATTTCGAGTATTTGACGAACGGGGATTGCCGCTGTACGAAACCTATCAGGGAGGACAGCTCTCGGCTGGATACTCTATCCTTCCGTTCTTCCCCGGATATGAATTCGATGCCGGCAAATCCACCTATCTTGGTGATGAGATCGGAGAAGGCGGACGTGTATATGCTGAACCCGGCATGTATGCAGATGTGGATGCGGAAGACGTGACCTCCATGCACCCGCATTCGATCTGGGCGGAACGCTTGTTCGGTCCGAAATACAGCAAAAAGTTCTATGACCTGGTTGAGATCCGTGTAGCGATCAAAAAGGCGATCAAAACCGGAAATTATGACGATGCTTCCATGCTGATGGAAGGCAAGCTGACGAAATGGCTGACCAACGAAGACCAGGCAAAAGGCCTCGCGAACGCTTTGAAGATCGCGATCAACTCCGTATACGGTCTGACCAGCGCCCGGTTTGAAAACCCGTTCCGTGATATTCGGAACAAGGACAACATCGTTGCCAAACGCGGCGCTTTATTTATGACACTGCTGAAGCAGGAAGTCCAAAAGAGGGGTTTTCAGGTCTGCCATATTAAGACCGACTGTATCAAGATCCCGAATGCCACCCCGGAGATCATTGATTTCGTAAGGACATTCGGTAAAGAATTCGGTTACAGTTTCGAATGTGAAGCGCTTTATGACCGGTTCTGTCTGGTTAACGACGCCGTTTATATTGCTCATGATAAAAACTGGCGCAAAGCGGTCGAAAAAGAAAAGGACCCGGTGAAAAAAGCAAAACTGGAACTGCTGAAAGGCTGGACCGCGACCGGGACCCAATTCCAGATCCCGTATGTGTTCAAAACCTTATTCACCCGGGAGCCGATCGAATTTGAAGATATGTGCGAAACCAAGCAGGTTACCACCTGTTTATATCTGGATAAAGATGAAAATCTTCCGGAAGGTGAGCATGATTATCAATTCGTCGGACGCGTCGGCCAGTTTTGTCCGGTGAAATCCGGGCGGAACGGCGGACGGCTCGTTCGGGAAGCGACCGATAAAAACGGAAACGTCAAATACGATTCCGCCACCGGTGCGAAAGATTACCGCTGGATGGAATCGGAAGATATCCGTGACTTCGGAAACGCAGATTATTGGATCGACCGCGGATATTATGACCGTCTGGTGGATGAAGCAGTCAATGATATTTCACAGTATGGCAATATCGATTGGTTCCGTGATGTGTAAAGGAGAAAGAAATTGTGAGAAAAATTGTATTGTTTTTATTGAATAAGATCGTAACGACTCTGACGGTCGTATGGACGGTCCTGGCATTCATTCCGCTGCTGCTCGGCGGATTCATGATTGATATTTTGCTTCGCATTATGGGGGTCGAAAAGATGTTCATGATGCTGACGAACCTGGCAAACTGGTGCGAATTGGTCAGCATTTATCTGAAGACCCGTAAAAGTAAAAATAATTTAGAAAAAAATAATAATGAACCTTTAGGAGAAAATAAAGAATATGTCTGATATGAGATTTATTGTCAATGATCATGGTAAAGAACAGTTGGTGATTGAAGATGCGGTTATCCGTTTTCATAATTATTCCGGTCTGCAGACTGAATTCAACAACCCGGGAAACCGGAATTTTGATGTGATCCTGCCGAACAATGATATGGCCGTTGAAATGGGTGAAAAAGGCTGGAATGTCAAGATCCGCAAACCGCGCGATCCGGAAGAAGAGCCGTATTATACCCTGAACGTGAAGATCAACATGGACAGCAAATGGCCTCCGACGATCGAAGAAGTCTGCCGCAATAAGCATATTACTTATGATAAGGAAATGGTCGGCCAGTTTGATCCGAAACACCCGGACAAATACCTAGATAATAATAAGGGCATGGATGGTATTCCGATGACGGATATCGGCCTGGTCATCAACGGTTCCGAGTGGGATTCCAAATTTGGACATGGCATCAAGGCCTACCTGGACCAGTTCTATTTCCGCACGAAGCCTTCGATCTTCGGCAATAAATATGATGTCGAAGAAACCGCTGCACCCGTTGAAGAAGACGACATTCCGTTCTAACGAACCGTAACACAAAGGAGCAGGATTAATATTCTGCTCCTTCACTTTTTAAAAAGGAAATGAAATGGCGCTGGTTCTATTGATATTTGCTTTGGAACTATTGCTCAGCGGGCTGATCTTCCGGGTTCTCGGCGAATTAACGCTCGGACTTCTCGGAGGCGTCCTGCTGCTTGACGGGGTCTTCCTGCTGCTCGGGGCGATCCTGGCATTGATATTTTAAAGGCAGGGAAACATGTTCCTTACCAGTAACCATGAGCGCTGGATGGCTTATCTGAAACATAAAAAGACCGTCTATGAGCTCATGCATGAAGAATTAAATGAATTTATGGAGAAAAAAATTATGGCAAAAAAAGTTGAAAAACAGGAAGGCGTTGAACTCGCTAATACATATATGCTGAAAAAAATCGCGGCGTTTCTGGCCGGCAAGAAATTCTATGGAAAAGAGCTGCCTGATGCGGAACAGATGAAAAAAGCGGCGTTTGATATTTCCAAACGCGGAAAGCTTTACAAGATGCTGGCTGCTGCCGGTATCCAAACGCACTTCGATCTTGCCATGGGTACAGAAAAGACCAACATCAATGAAGCCTCTTTCGGTATTTATGCAAAGATCATTCAGCAGTATCGTGCACAGGTGATCAAAAAGTCTTTTGCGCATCGTAAGGACGAATGCAAATGATAAGCATTTCCGATTGGTCTGTTTATGGCTGGCAGGAAGCGATCCGCGGAGCACGAAACAGCTGGCATTCACATGAAAGATGCGACAGCGAATTTGATACTCACGGTAATCTGCTGTCGCTGGGGAATAATGACTACAGCTTGCTGAAAATGCTTTCGGAAGCCGGCGGCTCTCATGCAAAATACCGCAGAATGATCGCGGTTTACTGTGATATTACCGCACCGCTTTACTGGTGGAAGGAATTTGATACCTATAAAGTCGGAACTGTGGCAAATTCCGAAAGCACGATGCACACCCTTCTGGATAAACCGCTTGATATTTCCCGGTTCAGTGTGGATCAACTTTTCATCAAACCGTGGGAAGATAAAAATCAGACGAAATCTTCAATGGACACCATGACAGTGGTCATTAATCAGATGAATTTCTGGCGGGATCTTTATCTGGATGAACCGGATCCAAAGGTTAAAAAAGATATTTGGTACCAGATCATCCAGCTGCTGCCTTCTTCTTTCAACCAGAAACGGACGGTCATGCTGAACTACGAAGTCCTGGCAAACATTTATAAAGACCGGAAGAACCATAAACTGGAAGAATGGCAGGAATTCTGTAAATGGATCAAATTCTTTATACCGTATTCTTATCTGATCACCGGTGAAGAAACACATGGTATTTAATTTGAAACGAAAGGGAAACAAATGATTCGATTTTTCAGAGTAAGCGACGAACAGTTGAAACGCGATTGGGAAAAATTGCACTGGCCGATGACCGACGAAAACAGTCTGGAAGATGCGGTCTTCCGGATGCCGACACGAGCCACGATGGACAGCGCCGGGTATGATATTTTCGCCCCGATCAACCTGCTGCTGCGGGCCGGAGAATCCATGACCATCCCTACCGGATGGAAAGTGGCTTTGCCGACCGGATCATTTTTGATGCTGGTCCCGCGGTCGGGGCTGGGGTTCAAATATCAGATCGGTCTGGCAAACACCGTCGGGATCATTGATGCTGATTATTATGATAATCCCGACAACGAAGGCCACATCATGGTGAAACTGGTCAACCGCGGAGATAAAGACTGCCGGATCTATGCCGGAAAAAACGCGATCTGCCAGGGGATCATTCTGGATTATTTGATCACAGATGATGATTTCCCCGGAAAAGATATTCGCGCCGGCGGATTCGGTTCGACGGATGTGATTAAGGAGAACTTATGATCGTTTTATATTCAACCGGATGCCCGCTTTGTAAAACTCTTGAAATGAAGTTAAACCAGGCGGGCGTCTCTTATACCAAAATTACGGATACCGAAGAGATGGAAAAGCTTGGTTTGCAATCTGTGCCGGTGCTTTCCGTGAATGGTGAACTGATGTATTTTTCAGATGCGATGAAATACGTATCCGGTAACCTTTCAGGAAGCATCCACATGGCTAACGAGGAGAACCGAATAAATGAAGATCAACATCAAACTGGATCCTGATTTTTCTTATGAATTTACAAAATTGAAAAGCATTTATGGTGAAGATCTGGCTGCGCTGAACGGACTTTCGGACAGCCAACTGGATTACACCGATTTTATTGATAACTTTATTGATACCGAAACGGTGGCGGACGCTTCCGTGGATGCAAATGCCAACGTTTCCAACAAATCCGTAGTCACGCTGCTGAATGAAATGGCAAAACCGCATCAGAAGCTGCTGGCTTTCAATAAGATATTTTATGAAATGAAAAAGAAATATGGCCTCGAAACTGCCAGACACTGGCTGGAAACGGAATGGATCGGTGCGCTTTATATGCATGATGCGCATCATGCCTCTTACCTGCATTACTGCTGGGCATCCAGCCTGCAGGACCTGGCGGAAAAAGGCCTGTACTTCATTGATAATTTCAATGCGGAACCCCCGAAACATTTGGGGACTTTTGTTGATTTTGTCAAGGAGTTCATCAGCTTCTGCGCAAACAGCTCCTCCGGTGCGGTCGGGCTCCCGGATCTGATCATCTATATGTATTATTTCTGGGATCGGGATATCCAAAAAGACTATTACACCGAAACACCGGTGAAGTACGCTAAACAGCAGATCCAGCGGCTGATCTATGCTTTGAACCAGCCGTTCCTGCGCGGAAACATTCAATCCGCTTTTACCAATACTTCTATTTTTGACCATCCTTATCTGGAAGCGCTGTTCGGCGGGATGACTTTTCCGGATGGAAAGCTCATGTATGACGAGATCGAAGAGATCATGAATTTCCAGAAACTTTTTATGGAAACCATGCATGAAATTCGGGAAAAGAACATGATGACTTATCCGGTCAACACGATCAGTCTGCTGAAAGATGAAAACGGAAACTTTGTGGATGAGCCTTTTGCTGAATGGGCCTGCGAACAGAACATGAAGTGGTGCGACAGCAATTTCTTCATTGATGACTCGGTCACCAGCCTCAGTTCCTGCTGCCGGCTTTCCAACAACGTGAAAGACCTTTACATGAACTCGATCGGCGGCACCGCGCTGAAGGTCGGTTCGGAAAAGGTGAACACGATCAATCTGGCGATGATCGCTTATGAATCCAAAGGTGAAAAGGACAAATACTTTGATATTCTGAAAGATCGTGTTGAGATCTGCCTGAAGGCTTTGGATGTCGTCCGTCATATCATCCAGCGGAATATCGAAAAAGGGCTGATGAAGAACTTTGATAAAGGCATCGTGGAAATGGATAAACTGTATTCCACGATCGGGATCATCGGGATCTATGAAACACTGGAAAAATTCGGCTATGTAAAAAAAGACGATTTCGGCTACACCACCTATACGGAAGAAGGATTGACATTTGCCGAAGAGATCCTGAAGTTCATCCATAAAATGAAAGATGAATTTAAAAAGGATCAGGCCGTTGACTACATGATCAACATCGAAGCCGTCCCGGCGGAAAGCGCCGCGGCAAAGCTGATGCAGAAAAACAAGATTCTGTTCCCGGATGAAAAGTATGACCTTCCGCTTTACGCGAACCAGTGGATTCCGCTGGCGGTTCGCACTTCGATCCAGAACAAGATTGATATTTCCGCACGGCTGGATGAAGCCTGTACCGGCGGGTCGATCTGCCATATTAATATTGACAGCCCATTCCAGAGCTTTGATATTGCCTGGGACCTGCTGCGGGATCTGGCGAAATCCGGCGTGAAGTATTTCGCTTTCTGCACCCGGATCAGCGCCTGTAAACACAACCATGGTTTTTACGGCGAAACCTGTCCGGTCTGCGGAGAAAAGAAAGTGACGACTTACCAGCGGATCGTCGGATTTCTGACACCCGTACGGAGCTACAGTGAGCCGCGTAAGGAGGAATTCTATATGCGGGATTGGATGAAAGTCGAATGAGCCTGGATAAAGCGATCGAGCATAAAAAGGAACATCGGAAGCCTTACCGCGGTGCCAAAGCCATCGACAGCACCTGCCGGAATCACGGGTCCTGTCCCTGGTGCCGCAGCAACCGGCTGCATAAATTCAGGAAAAAAGAGCCAGAGGATGAGATTGATATTTCTGAAACGGAGGAAGAGCGTTGAAAAATTTACCGCTTACATGGGAAGAAATCCAAGAAATGAATAACTGTCCGGTCTGGATCAAGATCGGCTATAGTGGTTTTTGGGCGGTCATTGAAGCTCATTCGTATAACAACTTCATGTATGATTGCATTGATTTTTATACCAATCCGAAATTATTCGACAAACGCGGTTTGACGGCCAGCGTTCTTCATCGATTCCAGATGGGTGAATTTTGGGAAGCTTATCGGGACGATCCTCATGGATAGTTATATGCTTAGATTAATGTATGCTGACAAAAGCTATCGGGATTACGGCATGATATTTGAAGAATCCGTCAGTACTGCGGAATCTCAGCATTTTGTTGAACAGTTTTTAGAAGGAAATGACTTCAAAAAATGCTCGGAAAACTTATGGATAAATCAAAATACCGGAACTCAGGTTTTTGTCATGTATAAAAAAATTGAGAAAGAGGAAATAAATGGAAAAAATGATTCACTGCCGTCTGGAAGCGCCGACGGAAATATTGAATAAATACATTATTAATGAAGAGTTCAACTTCCATGAAGTGATCCCGAGACCGGGGATTTATGACGATCCGGAACTGTCGGAGGACAATGACCCGAACGCCTGCATCTACTGGTATCTCAGCCGGCGCGGAAAACTAAGCATTGCCGAGGTTTTGGAGCAGTATCCTGATTCTAAATATTTCAAAACACCGTCCGCAGGTGCTTTAATTCAGGAATTGGTTGACTCTATTGATGAATTAAAACAGGGCTCCGATTGGTTTTATCATCTCGGTGAAAAATTCGTGGATGCCATTCAGCGTTACGGATACCGCAGCTGGTATTACTGGGATCTGGCAAATTGGGGAACAAAATATAACGCGCTGAATACCGATTATGACTGGGAATTACCGGACTTTCATTATGTGGAATTTGATGCTGCCTATACTCCGCCCATGGATGTCATCTATAAGATATTTAAATGCCATCCGGATGATTTTCTTCACTTTGAATGGTGGGAAGCAAATAAATATGACAGCGATCATTATGGTCTTATAAAAGATGAATGCGGAGAATGGACCCAGATCCATAGCTGGAAGGAAATCCCGGATGCAGCTGTTTGATATTTTCCCGAAACCGCAAGTAGTTTATACAAAATGGGTCCGTATCTGTAAAGTTACCGGATGCGGGCTAGATTGTATAGAATGTCCTTATGGCAAAACAGTTCGTGAAAACACCTGCTTTGATATTTGCCTGAAGGGCGATTGGGACTTATGGATGCACTACTACGATATGTCCAAGCCTTTGCTGCGCCGGTACATCGGACCGTATGAATGGGAGAAAGACGAATGCTGATGCGGACATTACAAATATTGATGGAAATCAATTTAATGCTTTTTCTCATGACTTCTTTTGGCGCATACGTATTGAAAAGCGATGAATTCAAAGGCGCGACGATCATTCTGCTGATAGAGATGATCATTCTCGGCGGATGTTTATATTACGGAGGTGCATGACATGAAGCTTGTAAACCTGATTGAAGAGGTAAAATGAGTTACTTGACAACAATGTGGAAACATTTTAAAACTGTATGCCGGCATAAGATATATGTTTTTCAGGAATGCCGGGCCTGCGGAATAACCTGGCAGGGGATAACACACGATCTATCCAAGTTCAGCTGGGTCGAGTTCGGTCCGGCCGCAAGATATTTTCAGGGGAACCGGAGTCCGATCGAGGCGGAAAAAGAAGATCTGGGATATTCCTTTGCCTGGCTGCATCACAAAGGCATCAATCCGCATCACTGGGAATTCTGGACTGATTTTGCGGAAGAAGACGGAAGCATCATCACCAACAAGATCCCGTTCAACTATGTTGTTGAGATGGTCTGTGATTGGGTCGGCGCCGGGAAAGCCTACCAGAAAGAACAGTGGACCACAGATTCTCCGATGAATTATTTCATAAAGACGCGGAAAGGCCGCCATTTTCATCCGGACACGGAAGACCTGATTGTGCTGTTTTTGGACGGCATCAAATTTAAAGGTCTGGCTGAATTCCATAAAATGGCTAAATGTGAATCCCCTTATTCGTATTTGCGTGTTGATTACGAAGGGAAGTATTATATACCATGATATTTCTATATAATAAAGCAGCTAAGAAAAACGGAAAACTCTATTTAGGTACACAAAAGACTTTTTATTATCCAGAAGAATGCTATGATGCATTACTGAAAGATATGAAAGATGGTGAAACCGTATACATTATCGAAAAACTACAGGAGTCATCCATTATTCATGATGTATGGGATGAAAAACAACAGGCAGAAGTTCGGGGAAAATTTGGATAAGTTATGAAATTAGTTAACTTAATTGAAGAAGATTTTACAAACTTTAAAAAGCCGGGGATGTTCCTCGGCTTTCCTTATTGTTCCGGTAAATGTAACAGCCCGGGAATGACCGTCTGTCAGAATGAGGAACTCCGCCATGTTCCGGAACGGGATCTGATTGATATTTCAGCAGAAGAAATCGTCGAACGATATGCTAAAAACCCGATCACAAAGTGTTTGATCATCGGCGGTTTAGAGCCTTTTGACAGTTTTGATGATCTTTGTGAAATTGTAAAAGCACTGCGACTTGCATGTTGGCGTAATATCGCAGACGAAAAAAATGGCCGCCTTTGGTGGTTGGATCCTATCGTGATCTATACCGGGTATTATCCATTTGAAATTAAAGATAAGATCAAAAAACTTTTAGAAAACAACCGATACAGAACGATGATCATTAAGTTCGGAAGATATATTCCCGGACATCAGCCGCATTATGATGAAGTTTTGGGAGTAAATCTCGCTTCTGATAATCAGTATGCATTAATGTATGCGGCATTCGACGGTGAGGAATGGGGCACTTTTATATGACAGGGATTGATATTTCATGATTGAACTTTACGACTACCAGGCGGATGCGGTTCGGCGCATGAAAAACGGCTGCATCCTCTGCGGTGGAGTCGGAAGCGGAAAATCCAGAACGGCATTGGCCTATTATTTTACACAATACGGCGGAGATCTGAAAAAGCCCAAAAAGCTGAAAGGAGCTCCGCCTCTTTTTATTATCACAACGGCCCGCAAACGGGACACACAGGAGTGGGAGAAGGAACTGGAACCGTTTAATATTTCGGCGAAGGTGATCGATTCCTGGAATAAGATCAAAGATTACCGTGAGGTGGAAAATGGGTTCTTTATATTTGATGAGCAGCGTGTCGTGGGATATGGCACCTGGGCAAAAAGTTTCATCCGTATCGCCAGACATAACCGATGGATACTTCTTTCGGCCACGCCGGGAGACACCTGGTCTGACTATATACCTGTCTTCATCGCCAACGGATTTTACAAAAACAAATCTGAGTTTGTATCAAGACATGTTATATGGAGTCACTTCGCCAAGTTTCCAAAGATCGACCATTATGTCGGACAGGCCGTTCTGAACCGTTACCGGAAAGATATTCTGGTGACAATGGACTTTCATCGGGAAGCGGTGCAGCACCATGAAGATATCTGGTGCGAGTATGACCCACTGATTTATAAAAGTCTGATCAAGACACGCTGGGATCTTTTCAAAGAGAAACCGATGGAAAACGCCGGAGAGCTTTGTTATTGTCTCAGAAGGGTCGTAAATACGGACGACACCCGTGCACAGGAGATCCAACGCCTGACTAAACAGCACCCGAAGGTGATCATTTTCTACAACTTTGACTATGAGCTGGAGCTGCTGAAAGATATTTCGTATACCCAAGGGACTACAGTCGCGGAATGGAACGGGCATAAGCATGAGCCGATTCCGGAGACGGACCGCTGGGTCTACCTGGTGCAGTATACCGCCGGATGCGAAGGCTGGAACTGCACGGAAACGGATACGATCATATTTTTCAGCCAGAATTATTCTTATAAAGTCATGCTGCAGGCGTCGGGACGCATCGACCGCCTGAACACGCCATTTAAAGATCTTTATTATTATCACCTGAAGTCGCACAGCAGCATCGACCTGGCGATCCTCAAAGCGCTGAAGCTGAAAAAGAATTTTAACGAAAAAAGTTTCGTCGAAGGATCGCAATAAGAACATCTCCTCATATGAAAGGAGATTAAAAATGAAAAATTTTATAATTGATGCTATCATCGTGATGGCATTTTTATACTTTTTATTGTTGTGCTCCGGTTTATTGCCGGAGACTTTAAATTGGTTTAATTTAAACCCCAGCCTTTGGTAAAAAGAGCTGGGGCTCTTAAATTTTCGCATAAATAACATATGCTAATATGGAAAACTAATTTGTAGTTTTTTGTAAATATGAGCCGAGTAGCAAGCTGCTGTGAAAGGCTGGAAGTATAGTATGCAGCGGTTTATTTTGTAAATTCCGGTACAAAATAAATGCGAATTATCCCGGAATAGTACTGTAATTTATGTGGTTTTAGCAGTACTGGATATATAAACCACAAATGAATAAGAGCCCTTCATGGGCTCTTAAAATTTCGCAGGATTTGCATCTCCTAAAATGGAGGACAAAAGTCCTCTAAAAATTTTTTAGGAGAAAAAAAATGGAAAAAATTCAAAATATTGTTGTTTTGATCGCTGCGGTGATCATTGTGCTGTTTGCGATCTATAAGGTCGCGGAAAACATTGCAGGTTTTATTGCCCGCAAAATTGTAGAAAAGCGTTCACAAAATGAACGCATTAACAAAAAGCTTGATTGTCAATGGACGACGATCAAAGAAATAAAAAAAGAAATCCTTGCTCTCCAACAGGAGAATAAGAAACATTGGTCTGTAGTTAACGGTGTGAATGCCACCGTTCTGCGAACAGAAAAAGCTTTGAAAGAAGCTTATGATCCCGATAATTTTTATACTTATCGGATGAATAAAACAGAATTTGGAACCTTTCTCGCGAAATGCGAGGAATGGCTCAACCGTCTTGAAAAAGACGGAACAATTGATTTGGAAGATATTAAAGAAAATCTTTCAAAGGAAGAAAAACCCGCTGAATAAGCAGGTAAAAAAGAGTCCGCAAGGACTCTTAAATTTTCGCGTAAATTACAGCTCCTGTAATGAGAGGACATGGATGATCCTCTTATTAATTTATAGGAGTAAATTATGAGAAATATTTTAGGTATAATCGCAGGCGCGATTGGATTATTAATAGCTATTTATAATATAAAAAGTTATTATAATGAAATTAAAAAGATTCAGGAAACTGATAAATCAATAAAAGATATGGATTTGCAATTAGAAATGTTGCTTAAATCATGTACATTATATGATTATAAAAAAGATACGGCAGTATCTGATAAATAATTAATAAAAAGAGTCCGCAAGGGCTCTTATTTTTCGCATAAATTACAACTCCTATAATGAGAGGACACGGATGATCCTCTTATTATTTTTAAAAAAGGAGATAATTGTGGGAATTTGGACTCACACTAATAATATTGTTAAAGTCGATTGCAAAAATAAAATCGATGATTTTTCCGAATACTTTGGAAAAGAAATTGTATATATGGTACATTCAGAGAATTACAGGAATAAAAAAACATGGAAAATTGATTGGGATCGATATGATCTCGCTAAGAAAAAAGAATTTGAAAGCCATAAAAAACTATGGGATGAATATAAAGTGCATCCCGAATTGTTTCTGCCTATGGGCAGTGAAGGAAGTCTGCATTTAAAAAGCAGGCTGCTAACAAGAGTGAAAAATTCTTTATACCCTTACCGGTATAAAGTTGAAATTTATGGTGATCTTCGCGATCACTATGATGTAGAGGAAGTTATTGACTGCATCCGAAATGGAGTCAATAAATTAAAAGCGCGGCATGACTGTTGTATATCAACAGAGGCCAACGTTCGTAATTATTTGGACGGAATGGCATCGTATAAATTTGAAGATGCTTATTTTCGTAATAAAGATTTCTATAAAATCAGGGAGCCTTATAAAGGATCCTGATTATGAAAGCCCTAACAAGGGCTATTTATTTTTTTCTGAGGAGCCAATGAAGAGAGTTTATTTGGTATTGTACAGTCCGTTTTGGAATGGAATGATTGCACCGGAATGTATTGAAAAAGCATTCGCATCTAAACATATGGCAGAAGAATATATTCATGATCAGTGTATTAAATGTGGCTGCGACAGATCCTCTTATGAAATTTACAGTATTAATGTAGAAAATTCATCGCGATATGAACAAAGCCTTTAATAGAGAAAGAGAAAGGTCGTAAGGACGCATCAAAGGACTGAACACCCATTGATGAACGGATCACTGTCAAAGTTCAGGGCAGTATTCGTACAAGAGGGAATTACGGCCCCTTGAGTATCAGGTACTTTTATTTTTTCAATCGCGATTTAAACAGCTCCTTTAATGAAGAGAGACAAGCAGTCTCTCTAATTTTTTAAAGGAGATAAAAAATGAAAAAGATTAATTTAATTTATGGATGCATTCTGCATCCAGAAAAAAATGTCGTAAAAATTATTGCCGGCAAAATTCTGTCGGCTTTGATTGGATACAAAATTTGGGGCGTTTTTGCCTCAAACAAACGGTGCTATGCATTTGGCACCAAAAAACAGGCGATTAATTTCGCCAAAGCAATCTGGGATTGTAATGGACACAATCCTGTAATAGTAGTGGAACAACACTACTATTAAATAAAAATTTAAAAAGGAGTCTTACAAAGACTCCTGAATTTCGTGTAGATTCGCAAAATTTACAGCTCCTTTAATGAAGAGAGACAAGCAGTCTCTCTAAATTTTTAAGGAGATAAAAATGGAAGTTTTAAAAACAGAACAGCTCCCTGATGGGAGCAAAAAGTATTATTTTGTGGATGGTACATCGACCATCCTGTCTAAGGAATTTCTCGCACGTTGCGAGAAAATTAGTCGGAAAAACCCGTCCGTTGGACGGAAGAACGCGAATTGCCCCAGAATGAGGGCAATAGTTGTAAATAAATAAAAATAAGGAGTCTTACAAAGACTCCTAAAATTTTTGTTATACTTGTTTCATAGAAAAGGAGCAAAAGATGTAGAAATGATTAATAAATGGCTATGTTGTTTACTTGTTTTAATTGCATTTGGGTTAGGAGCATTGCTTGTTGCAATATATCATAAAAAAGCATATGAAAAAGGCGTTCAGGATGGAAAGAATCTTGTCATGAATGAATGGGTTCAATATATGACCCCGGAAGAAGTGATAGATATTTGCCATGAATTTTTGGAAGATGATGATCATTGTCCTTTACTATTAATTCGACCGGATAAATACGATTATATTGATGGTCATGGTGAAGGCATACAAAAGATATTTCAATAAACCTCATACTCACTGATCTTTAGAACAGCTCGCATTACGCGGGCTTTTTTATTTAATCGAAAGGAAACAAATGACTAGTTTTATCTCTATGCTGGGCGGCGCGGATGCCAAATCGATCGAAGCCAAATTCAATGATATTTCTGAGAATCTGAACGTGCTTTCTTCCAGAATTGCTGAGCTGGATGCAGTTGTGACTAAGCTGGACAAATACACGATGAATCTGGAAGCCGGTATTCGCAATAACGAGATCTGCTGCACTGAACTGAAGCAAAAATACAGCAGCGAAGGCCTGACCAAGCGGGTTGATGACGTCGATCGCATGGTCCGGTATTTCCAATCCTCTCACGGCAAGGTACTGAATGATATTCGGGACCTGAAAAAGGAACTCCATGGTTTGTACGGACGCCAGTGCCCGCCCCCACAGGAAGAACTGGATAAATCCATCGCGAAGGACAACAGCGAGATCCTGCTGAGTGATATTATTACGAACCTGATTCCGGAATACCATGAACGCGGATGTGTATTAAAAGCCATGAAACGAAATGGTTGGAAGACCGTTTCCGATCTGCTGGCGGTTCCTTATTCTCAGCTTCCGGACAGGCCATGGCTCGGTAAGAAAGTCCTTGCAGTTTTTCAGTGCATTTACGAACAATACGGGAAGATCGACCCGAAGGCCGTATCGGATGATATTCCGGACACGGATCTGAAAAAGGCAATCTTTGACATGGAAGGCAGCACCAAGACCAAATCCAGGGTCTATAACATGCTGAAAAAAGAGGGCATTTTTACGCTTGAACAGCTGGCGCAGAAATCCTTGCTGCAGTTATGCACGGATCATCCCGATTTTCGTAAAGGCCGTGCAGGCGATCTTTTGTCGGCTGTTTATACCAAATACATCTGGACCGAAGGAGAAAAGGATGCGTAATTTTTTCAAAGGCTTTTGGGAATATCTCAAAAACTGGGCATGGTCTTTGTTTGCCATGGCTTTATGGATGTTCGTCGGGATCGTGATCAGCTTGTTTTGTGTCTGGTACGGAATTATCGGCACCGGACCGGTGTTTATGATTGACCCCAAATTCATTGATTTTCTCCGGGAAGCTGCCGACAAAAGTGAGGAGCTCCGAAAGAAACGTTTAGAAGAGGAAATTGAAAATGAAGAAAATTAAAAGCTATTTAAGAAACTGGATGGATTTTCTGACTATGAGCTTTCTATTGTTTGTCCTAAGTTTCATGGACTTCATCACTGGATTTTTTGCTGCACTTACCAACAATCAGGGCTGGTGGTATCGTATAGTTCATATTTATAAAAATATGGGTGATCGTATGTATGCGGTTATGGAAAAGGAGAAGGAAGATGGAAACGATGAAACCATTTGATTTTTGGGTCGAATACGGTCCTGAAGGCAAACTTCAGACAATCAGCTTTATGGATATTTCATTGACCGATGCTTTATCGGCGCTCCTTTTTTTGAAAAACACGGAACCCTGTGATTCAGAACCCAACCCGGAAGCCCGTCCGAAATCGATTTTTGAAAACCCGATGGTGGCGGTTAAAGACTACATCGGAAAGTATCCCGTTTGCTATTTTACGCCGCAGGGTCAGTATTTTGAAGTCAAGACTTATTTACCGAAAGATAAAGGCTGGATCTGCCATTTGATGACCTATACCGGAAACGATAACGACGGTTATCGCTGGTACCATGCCGATGACAGCATTTATATTTACGATGCTTATCTCACATTGGTTCGTAAGGAGGGGTAATGGAACCTACAATGATTGCTGTATCCGGCGAGGAATCCCGGATCATTTCGATCGAAGATCAATATTATGTGATCACCGATTACAAAACTGCCGCGGACATGGAAGAAGAAAACTGGCACGCATTCAAAGTCGTGCGCTTTAATAATTCCTGGTGGCAGCCGCAGCTGAACGAGCGGTATTTGATCAACCGGGAAACGCTGGAGATCACGGACGATCCCCGGGAATATTATGAAGAGCCGGTTATTCCGGATGAACCTGTTGAAGAAGAGGAGCCCAATGAATAGTTATCTGATCGCAGCCTGTGTTCCGTTAGCTGTTTTGGTATTAGAACTGTTAAGTGAACAATACAACCTTCGGAAAAAGAATCGTGAAATATCGGAAGATATTTTTAATATCAGTTCTGAAATGACAGATTTGAGAATGTTTTATGACCGGCAGCAGAAAGAGCTGACGAAATTGCGCGCAGAGCTGGAAAAAGTCAGCAATGAACTCGTTGGGACGAAAGAGATGATCACCCAGATGCAGGAGAACTACGGCCGGTTTTTCGGCGACGCGCAGATCGAAGGACAGTATAAACTTCACTTTTAATTCGCAGGATTTACAAAGCCTATATTGAGCAGACATGGATGATCTGCTCTTTATTTTTAAATAGGAGAAAAAAGTGGAAACTATTGTTGTAGTTTGTGCTGTTGTCGCTACTGCGACATTTGTTGTTAAAACAATCGTTTCCTGGATTAAATCCGGGAAATACGAAAAGGAAGCGGCTTTGCGCCGCAAAGAAAATGAAACGCGAAGGGCGACCTTCGCAGAAGCCAGGCTGAACCGCCTGGAAGAAAAACTGAAAGAAAAAGAAAATGTCAATGAGGACATTGATTGGTAAATGAAAAGAGAGTCCGCAAGGGCTCTTATTTTTTTCAATCGCTGGCTGACCACAAGTCACCAGCCACTAAAGGAGAAATCTTATGTCTAAAACTTTGAAAACTGTATTGTTCGGCATTTTTGGCCTGGTCGTTGTCGGTGTGTTGGGTTATGGGATCTACAGCTACGCCACCCATACCGGATATTTTGCTCCGGCAGAAACGGAAGTAACGGAAACGGTCGAAGAAGTAGAAATCAGCGAATAAAGATCGCGATATGCGCATGGCCTCTAATGAGGAGAGATAAACTATATTACAACTCTCCTCTGGAGGAAAAAATGACATCAATGTATAAAGTAGTTGTATCCACTATTGGATACAATCCAAATAATGAATGCCCAGAAAATCTCTGGGTAAATGTGAGCGATCCTAAACGGATCGTATCAAATAAAGCGCTTGGGCGTTTAAATGCCCAAGTGATAAAATTGAACAATGAAGTCGAAAGACTTCAATCTACTAATGGGTATTATGTACCCAGAAGAGACTACTTTTTCTACGTCGAAAAAGACGTAGAACATATAGGTAGGATTCAAATCCGCTATGAAGATAATGGCGGATACACTTACGAACCAGAGTACGAGTTGGTTATTACTGCCAACTCGGCTAGACAGGCCCGAAGATGGGCCTTGAAGTGGACATTATTTAAAGTCCATAAATGGGAGATAGAGGATTAATTTCCTCACTCCCTATTTTTTTTTCAACTTCACCTCTCATTAAAAGCACATACAGCAAGTCGTTATTTTGGAAGAGATGGCCGGGGAACTCCCGGCGATGCTTTGTCCGGAGAGGTGAGCATTGAGGAGCATGAAACATTGCTCCTCTTTTTTTTCTTAGTGAAAGGAAACAAAGTGGAATATTCTAAAAAAGAGATCACAGCAAAAGATAAGATCAAAAAATTAATGGACTATGTACAAGCTGCGCAGGAGTTTACAAACCAATTGATCAATTATTTAAAGGGGATCGACTGCATGACTCACAACAGCGAAGGCGTTTACGCGGATGAGATTGAAGAAAGCGAACTGCACGGTTTTGACTGGGATGACGGTCACGCTTATTTAGCTACGGATTTTACCATTGATGAACTTCCGGAAGCTTTAGCCTCTATCAGCAATGACATGGATGAAAAAATACGGGATCTTGAAGAAAAAGATCGAATGAATGACGCATATCGAAAGATCTATACTTATTTTAAAAATGATCCGTCCTTATGTTTCAGTTCTGTTTCAGAAACAAAACTGAAGGAATTTTATCATGTCTGCCTGAACATTGCCGAAATGTCGGAAAGCAAATTCATTGAAAATGTTTTTGAAGCGCAGAAAGGAAAATAAGTATGTCCATGTTTTTTGTAGTGCAGTGCAACGGCAAATTCGATAAAAAAGATCACCTCTGGGATGACGGCATTACTTTATTCCAGGAACCTGATCATATGACCAAAAGAGAGGTCCTTGAATTCATTGATATTCTCAAAGCAGACATGCCGAACCTGGATAAGTCAACCTGCCCGGACGTGCAGGAGCTGCAGTGCCGGGAACCGGACACCGGGATGCGTCTGGTGATTTTACTGGTGAAAGCCAAGGGCTATCAGCAGGCGGCGGAAAAAGCGCGGAAATTCTGTGATATTTGGTATAAGCCGAAAAAGACCCCGCGTAAAAAGCAGTTCACGGCCAAAGAACTGCTCAATGCTATTCCGAAAGGGATCCGGCAGGCTTCGCAAGGGCAATATGATTTTCCCTATTATTCCAAACGCCTGAACTGGAGATGAAATGAACCTTGATAAACTGAATGAATTATTTCCGATAAACGATGAGACGGTCAATATTGACTGGACTCACAAATCAACTTCGACCGCTCCCGAGGGTTATTCCAAAACAAATGGTAATGTCTATTCTCCGTCTGATAAATGGACAGCTGAACCGATTTCGGAAAAAAACTTTGAAATCTGTCATCCGGTCCAGGTTATGTCCGGAGAACAAAATACTGAAGTATTGAATAATCCGCTGACCTGGGAAGAGATCCAGAATTATGTCGGCTGTCCGGTTTGGACGGTGCCGGATAACAGTAAAGAATTACCGGCATGGAGTTTACTTGTCAGAACGCAGAACATTTTTGATGCCGGCAGCTGGGATACAAAGAAAACGGTCGTGATCACTTCGATAATTTCGTTCGATCGGGTCGTTGATTTTTGCAAGTATCGGTTTTACAAAGAACCACAGCCGGTCGATAAAAGGTGATCAACATGAATGAAGAGATAAATTGGAATGTTCCGTACGCGTCATTTTTTAATGCCGGTGAATGGAACGCGACGATCGAAATAGACGAACTCAATGAAAATGCAATAAAGGATATTTTTGATATGAACAATAATGATGTGAAATCTTACACTTTTAAATTGGTTTACCCATGGTGTAAACAGGATGAAGAAAAAACGACTGAACCCCTTGGGAAAGTCAAACTTGAAAATGCGAATCAGGCGATGCTCCGATTTTTACAGAGCAACGGCTTTGTGATCTACAAAGATATTTACGACGCTTTCGGCATGAAGTACAAAAAAGCAGACCCGGAAGTCTTTCGTTTTTACTGCGGGGATTACAAAGCTTACCAGCTTTATCTTCGGAAACTGATCGCCGTCGGGAAAGAACGTGTGACCGGCGCGGAAGCGAATGCTGACGGCCTGCACCGGGACGCTGAACGTTATCTTAACCTTGAGCAGCGCGAACGGGAAAAAGCGAAACGATGGAACGAAGACGCGAACCGGCTGCAGGATTTTCTGGATTTTACTTATGAAAAGGAAGAGGATTAATGATAGAAAAAGATATTTACATCAAGCTGACGCTTCAGATCGAAGATGAATCAAAAGATGAGCAAAATCTGCGCGAAGCATTTTCCGAACTGATCAAACGCCGGAAGCGCTGCGGATTTTTGATCGCCCATGACCTGGATGCTCTGTTGGATCTGGAATCGGAGAATCCTTATATTCTCTACTGCGGTGATAAGAAGCTTTACCGCGAATGGATCGATTTACAAATTAAACTTTGTTCAATACGAAAATCATATTTTAGGGATTATTATAAACAATACCCATGGCTTTTGGAAAACACGATAAAAGAAATTTCCGATGAAGAAACACAGATGAGAATGGCTTTAAAAGAACTGGATAAGGACGAAGAATGATCGAAAAAACTTTTACCTTTGATAACAATACCATGCCGATGGTAAACATCAAGATCGATTTTGACATTGTGGGCTATGATCCTGCCGATGACAAACTTTGTGAAGGTTTTTCAAAATTGATGCAGCTCCGCAATAACAGAAAGTTTTTGATCATGAAGGATCTGAAAGACTGTCTTAATCTGAAATCTATTGAAAATCCTTATATTTTCTACTGCGGTGATAAAAAAATTTATCGCCAATGGGCCGATAATGAACTGCAGATGCTTTTAGTTGAACTTAGAATGAATGGTGTTAATCATTGGAATTCCTGTTTTAAAGATTATGAAATGAGAAAAAAACTCGATCTTATTCGATCAGCTATAATAGCTGATGAATTGGACAAGGAGAACTGATGAAAAAAGCATATATTGTTCTGCTGTTTATCATTTTTGTGATGCTCCTGACCGGATGTGATAGCTTTTACACGCCCAGTGAAAAGGAAGTCAAAAGTCAGATGAATATTGCGGACCGCATGGTCGAAGCTCAGCCAATCCCTCAGGATATCGAATACTCGCTGGAACGCTATAACCTGATCCGGCGGGCTTATTGGGTGAACGGACAGCGGGAGAAGGCTAACTCCTTCCCCTGTATCGTTTCCAAACCGCTGGGTTATATTCTGCTCTTCACCGAATCCGGTTCCATCGTCGGGAATTTCATCGTTGACGGAAAAGTATCTTCCCTGAATGCATATTTAACACCGGACAGTGAATACTATTCCACCACCAGCAGTTTTAATGCCTGGCTGGCAGATGTGGATGGAAGCTACGGCCAAAACGACTCCGGCATTTTCTTCTTCACGCCGGACGGTAAATACATCGAATGGACCGGGATCTATTTATATTCCGATATCCCGTTCGAAGTCGAAACGACTTTGTTGACCATAGGAAAGTGATATGAATAAATTCTTGTATACTTTACTGCTCGTTATTCTGGTGCTTGCCCTCGCGGCAGGCTTTTATTTTACCTGTTTCCCTCAGGGACGTGCTATGTGGAACACCTACCAAAACTCTCTTCATAAAATCGACGACCGGACCACGTATGAACAGCGCAAGCTGGTCGAAGACACCTGCCGTTCGATGATCGCATCCTGGAATGCGGATATTCTGATCTATAAACAATATCGTAAGTCCGACTCGCCCGAAAAGCAGAGTTGGGCGGAAGAAGCCCTGATGCGTGCCAACAAAACGGCCGTGACTTACAACGAGTATATTCTCAAGAACAGCTATGTCTTCCAGGGCAACATCCCTTCTGATATTTATGCTGTCATCACTCCGATCACGGATTAAGGAGAAACAATGAAAGCGACTGACTTGCAAGGTATTGAACTGTCTTATAACGAAAACGGTGAGATCGAATTTCTGGTGTCCTATGGTTACGGCGCCGGTTGGCTGACCTGGAACGGTTATGATTACCGCCTGATATTTGACAAGCGTATCATCGATTATCTGCGTGAGCATCAGGGCAATATTAATCGAATAAATGATGATGAAGTCAAAGCATTTTTCAAGCAGCTCGGCTACTATGACGATGACCACTATTTATATTTCGGCGGCTTTTGGAAATGTCAAATCGAATCTCTTCCGAAAGGAACCATATTTCGGCTTGACGAGTATGATGGATCGGAAAGCGTTGAAATTTATGATCCCGATTATTCTTTTATGGAAGTTTAATATGAATAAGGAAGGTACATGGAATACACACTGCAGAATTGTATTTTAAACGCAAGCAGACTGAAACGCCGTGAACATGTTCTCAGCGTCCTGACGGACAATGATATTCTGAACTTCACCGACCTTGTGAACCGGCCGCTCCCGACCAAAGGCCTCTGGAAATCGGAGTTCGCATATTTGCGGGATCTTCGGCAGAAAGAAGCCGCGCTTCAATCCATGTTCCACCACAGCGAGATCGAATTGAAACGGACGCTGGATGGATATTTTACCAAACATGAGGCCAGCCGGGTATTCCACGTTTTGACGGCAAATAAAATCTCGTCGGTACGCTTACTGGCCAGTGCCAGCATCAGCAGACTCCGGGATATTTACGGCATCGGCCCCAAGTCGATTGATATTTTGATGAAACTCAAAACCGATCTCTGGAATCGGGCGGAAGAAGACGCAAAGTATAAAGCGCAGTACACGCAAACTGCCGTGTCTTTGACCGCCTTCTGAGCTTCATACTCACTGATATTTCAAACCAAGGCCCGTGAGATTTGCACGGGCTTTTATTTTTTAAAGGAGAACAACAAATACTATGCCGGGAGATCCCTATCGCAAAGAACAACTGGTATTAAAAATTTACAAGTATCTGGATGAAGGATATTTGGTCAGCGAGATCGCTGAAATTCTGGACATGCCGGAAGAAAAGATCTGGCAGATCATTGAGTCCGTTGAAAAGGAAGACGAACCGAAAGGTTATGAATATTATCGAAGGTAAGCCATGAACACATGCTACTGGAACTGCCTCAGCTGGAACAAGCTCACTTCTCCTGAAATGATCGACAAAGATATTCTGATCATTTACCGCGGACCGGACTTTGATGATATTCATCTGGCCCCGCAGAAAGTCGTTCAGATCATCGGGACCGATCATGTGGAGAACGAGCGGGTCCTCATTGTTTATGATCACGATGAGGATGATATTTTTCTGATCACCCGGGAGGGCAAAGGCCGTCTCTGGGAGACCTATCAGATCATGGAAGGGTTTTGATTTATGACACAGCCGATCAGTAATGTTATTTCCGGTGTGAAATGCTGCATCAGTGATTGCGGGACCGCTTCCCACTGCAAGAGTTGTCCGTACGACTCTTTAGATCCCGAAAAGGAATCCTGCGAGGATGCGCTGGCCCGTGACATTTTAGTATATTTAACAAACTATGAAGAACTTTTAGAAAAAGTTCCTTGTACGGAGTAAGAATGGCAATCAGAAAAGATCTTGATCAAGTGATCGAAGGATTTTTACAATGTGAATATCGAGACTGCACCTGTACCGCCTGTCCTTATAACGAATCAGACGATTGTACGGCCGAACTGCGGGATGATATTTGGTATTACCTGCATCAGTTATATTTGCAGGAACAACCGACGACGATCGAACAGCCGCCGCTTCCGGGTCTGGAAGCAGAACCCGAGACGTTTGAAGACAAGCTGGAACGGATCGCGGATATTTTGAAAGAGAAACAACATGAACGAAGATGATGAACTGGATCCGCTGGTCCGACAATATTTTGATGCACTTCGGAAGATTGGTGCGCTGTTCATAGAAGCCGCCGATAATTTTCAGAATGACTGTCCTGAACCTGACGATGTTGTCGAAGTTTATGAAGTGAAACGGGAGCTTCCGGAGGGTAAAAAAGAATCGTAAGGACGCGATTTTCTGTGCCCACTTTTGTGGCCAGAAAGAAGCCAATGCCCACTTTTTTTGAAAACTTGATGATTTTCAGCCTTGGCCAAAATGCAAAATGGCCAGAAAAAGTGGGCACGTGGCCAGTTTTTTTTAAAAAGTGGGCACGGATTTTTTAGCAATTTCCCGAGTAAAATCGGGCAAAAAAGGGCTTTCTGCCCACTTGCCCACTTTTTTTTCTTATTTAATGCGCAAAGTAAAAAAATTAAAATATATAATAAATAGAGAAAAAAACTGGCCATCTGGCCACAGCCCATTTTTTTACTGATAAAAGGCCCCTCCTTCTGATTTTTCATGCTATACTTTGAAAACAGAAAGGAGGTCGAATTCATTGCCCGGTTATTTTTACGATCCTGATTACGGAGCCCGTTTTATGGATCAGTTGGAAGAAGTGTATGATCACCACGGAAACTGTATTTTAACAGAATGCTGCGGCGTCTATTGGATGTGGGATCCGTATCATGAAAACTATATTTGTCCGAAGTGCGGAAGAACGGTGTCACGCAGCTCATTTTTGAAAAACTACGTTCCGGCATACGGCCCGGAATGTTTCAGCTGTCGGACCAACTTTCCGCAGTGTGTTATTTGTCATAAGAACCATCAGAAAGAGTTAGATGATAGGGAATAGGTCATAGGGACTGGGGAATAGTTTTAATAAGATGACAGCGAAGCTGTCTTCCTATTTTTAACTAGCCCCTAATCCCTAACCCCTAAAAAGCTCTCGCGAAATTTACATCCCCTCTTATAGAGAGAAGTAGATATTACATCGACTTTTCGGTTTTGTCTTACAAGACTTTTTGAGACCATGAACACATGGCCTCTTCTTTTTTAAGAACAGCGTTTGTCCGCTTTCCACTTTTCAGCCCACTTCCAATGTTTGGCTTAATCGTGCTAACGACCTTTTTCATTTTTACTCCTTTCAAATAGATGAATCCTTCTAAATAATCAACATTTTCCGCTCCGGACGTAAGTGGAAGGCGGATGAGCGCTGTTCTTATTTTTTAACAGGAGGAGCTATAATGCTCGAACGAAAGTTTCAATCCAAAGTTATTTCTGAATTGAAAGAGCTCTTTCCCGGCTGCGTTATTTTAAAGAATGACGCGAACTATCTTCAGGGGATCCCTGATATTTTGATCCTCTATGAAGATCGCTGGGCTATGCTCGAAACAAAAAAATCTGCAAAAGAACATAAACAACCTAATCAGGAATATTACGTCGACAAGCTGAATCGCATGTCCTTTTCAAAATTTATTTATCCGGAGAACAAGGAGGAAGTTTTTTATGAACTTCAACGTGCATTCAAATCTTGAAGGCCGCCATGCATTTTTAGGTGCGAGCAAATACCATTGGATCAACTATGACGAAAGCAAGATCGCTGAAGCATACCGAAATGACCTGGCAAAAGAACGCGGAACCATATTGCATGATTTTGCTTCCCAGTGTATTCGGCTGAACCAGCGTCTGCCGAAATCCTCGCAGACATTGAACATGTTTGTGAATGACGCGATCGGCTATAAGATGCGTTCCGAACAGCCGCTATATTTCAGCGAGAACTGTTTCGGGACCGCGGATGCGATCTGTTTTCGGAAGAACCTGCTGCGCATCCATGACCTGAAGACCGGTTTCACACCGGCGCATATGGAGCAGCTCTATATTTACAATGCGCTATTTTGCCTTGAGTACCATTTCGATCCGCATGAGATCGAGACCGAACTTCGTATTTATCAGTCGAATGAGGTCTTATGTGAAGAACCGGATCCGGACAATATTTCTGAAATTATGGAAAAGATCAAAGCTTTTGACAAAATTTTACGAGATATTCAGCTGAAGGAGAGTGAAGCCTGATATGAGCAATAGTACAGCAATTAATATTTTAATTACCATGGCTAAGAAAGCCAAAAACCCGACGGTCAAGGATATTTTGCTTAGCGCAGCGGACATGAGCGATTCCGATTTTATTATGCATTACGGAACAAAGCGTCACTCCGGACGATATCCCTGGGGTTCAGGCGACAATCCATATCAGCATGAAATCGATTTTTTGAATCGTGTCCGCAAGATGCGGAACAAGGGATATTCCGAACTGACCATTGCAAAGAAGTGCGGATATTCTACGACCAGCGAACTGCGTTCCGCAGTCCGTTCGGCCAATAATGACATTTCTCAATATCGTATCCAGTGGGCCAACCAGTTATTAAAAGATGGCTTGACCCAGACCGAAGCCGCCCGGCGCATGGATATTCCGGAATCGACATTTCGTTCGATCATGGACAAACAGCGACAGGCCCGCGCTAATAAAGCGCAGTCGACTGCTAATTTTCTGAAATCCGTTGTTGACGAACGCGGCCCGATCGATATTGGTGCCGAAGTCAACCGTGAATTGAATATTTCCAACGAGAAACTGACACAGGCAGTCGATATTTTAAAGAAGCAGGGTTATGAAGTCCGTGTCGGTTCCATGCCTCAGGTAACGAATGAGCATGGCCAGCGGACGACCCTTAAAATTTTATGTCCTCCCGGATCTCCGAAGAACCAGGCATATTTGTATGACGATATTTCTCCGTTATTTGACTATGCCAAAGAATATTCTTCTTCCGATGGAGGCAAAACTTTCGATAAATTCGAATATCCTGCATCCATGGACTCCAAAAGAATATTTGTCCGATATTTGGAAGACGGCGGTGCGGACCGTGACGGATTAATTGAACTCCGCCGCGGTGTTGAGGATTTATCGCTCGGCGGTTCCCGATATTCTCAAGTCCGAATATTAGTGGACGGGAATAAATATATGAAAGGAATGGCCGTATATTCCGACAATATTCCGGATGGCTACGATGTTATTTACAACAGCCGTAAGTCCAGGGAAAAGGGCGAAGACCCGTTTAAGGATATTAAAAAAGATGACCCGACGAACCCCTTCGGTTCCTATATTTCACCAAGGGGTCAGAGCCATTATATTGACTCGAAGACCGGAGAACGAAAATTATCTCTGATCAATAAACGTGCCGACGAAGGCGACTGGAACGACTGGTCCAAGTCCCTGCCTTCCCAATTTTTGTCCAAGCAGAACAAGAAGCTGATCGAGAATCAGTTAAATTTGTCCATTGCTGACAAGATGGCCGAGTACGAGGATATTTGCAACCTGACCAACCCGACCGTAAAGCGCCGATTATTAGAGACCTTTGCTGAGGATTGTGACGCGACTTCCGTCCATCTGGACGCGGCTGCCCTTCCCAGACAGCGCTATCAGGTTATTATTCCGCTGCCCTCCCTAAAGAAGGATCAAATTTATGCTCCGAATTTTAAGGATGGCGAGAAAGTGGCTTTGGTCCGCTACCCTCATGGCGGGATTTTTGAGATCCCCGTCCTTACCGTAAATAACAAAAATCGGGAAGGGATTTCTATATTATCTAAAAATCCGACCGACGCCGTAGGCATCAATATTGAGGCCGCCAAACAGCTGTCCGGCGCGGACTTTGACGGTGACACGGTCATGGTGATCCCGTTATCCTCTAAGGTGCAGGTCTCTCACAGACCATATTTGGACGCCCTGAAAGGCTTCGACCCTGAAGTCGAATATCCGAAACGTGAAGGCATGAAGCCCATGCAGCGTACGGATATTGAGATGGGCAAGATCACCAATCTTATTATGGACATGACTCTTGCAGGCGCCCCTGAAGACGAGGTTGCCCGTGCCGTCAAGCACTCCATGGTTGTTATTGACGCCAAGAAGCACGAGCTTGACTGGCAGCTCTCTGAAGAACAGAACAAGATCAAGGAGCTGAAGGACAAGTATCAGGGCCACTATGATGAGAACGGCCGCTGGCGCCATGGTTCGGGTACCATCGTGACCCGTGCCAAGAGCCCGGAACGCGTCACCAAACGCCGTGGTGAGTTCGACATCGATCCCGAGACAGGCAAGAAGATCTGGAAGGAAGCCTTCGATGCTCACTACGAAGACGCAAAGGGCAAGCCCAAGACGCGTACTCAGGAAAGCTACCGAATGCTCGAGACCGATGACCCTTACAGTCTTGTCTCCGGCATGAACACGCAGACCGAACAGCTTTACGCCCGCTATGCGGCGCAGCTGAAAGCGCTGGCCAATCAGGCACGTAAAGAGTACAAGTACAACACGCCGAACCTGGAATACAGCCCTTCGGCTCACAAAGTGTACAAGAAGGAAGTCGATTCCCTCACTGAAAAGCTGCGCCAAAGCCGCTTGAACGCTCCCCGTGAACGTGAAGCGCAGCGCCGCGCCAATGTGCAGCTGGAACGGCTTTTTAAAGAAAATCCGGAACTCCGGGACGATAAAAAACAAAGAGGCAAATACGCTCAGCAATATTTGACCGCTGCCCGTGTGGCAGTAGGCGCTCAGCGCTATAAGATTGAGATCACGCCGGCCGAATGGACCGCGATCCAGGCCGGAGCAATATCTGACAGCCTGCTGAAGCAAATATTAGACGCAACGGACACCAATACGGTGCGCGAATACGCGACTCCGCGCAATTCAGACACCATGTCCAATGCTAAAAAAGCCAGATTATTTTCTCTTCGTCGTTCCGGTTACAGTAATGCGGAGATCGCAGACGCGCTCAATGTGCCTGTCTCGACGATCCTTTATTACGTACGCCAGGAAAAAGAAGGCAAACTCTAGAAAGGAGCTCAATCATGGAGAAAGATCAGACCTGTTACCTGACAACGTTCGACAATCCGTTCAATCCTGACACACAGTTCGATCTATGGTTGGACTTCGACATCGATCACGGCTATTACAGCTGCGCTTACCTGGATCGGATCGCCAAGATCAGTCCCGCAATGAGCGAGATCGAGAAGGAACTGGAGATTGAACGCGCGATTGACGAGATCATCAAATATGACTTCCGAAATATATACACAAAAATATACGTAAAAAAACAAAATGACACCCCCGTTGTTGATGACGACGAGGATTTTGACAAATTAATTGACCGCAGCCATTACGCATAAAATAGACACACCCCGGGGGGATAGGCGAAAATCCCACCCCCTCCCCCAATCGCGGGGGTCTCCAAAAATTCTCCGGGGGAGTTTTTTAGGACGCGTTTTATATTTTAGCGTGGTGTTAATAACTTTAGTAAAAAATTTATATTTGTAATAGCCCTTTGAAGAGTGATTCAAAGGGCTTTGTTTAATGAAAGAAAAGACAAATGGATATTTTAGAAGGATTTAGAAAGTACTTTCAGGGGCTCAAGGTTTCCATTTGTTTCCTTTCGTTCCTAACATTATTCGTCTTATGATATGTGCTTGGTTTTTTCGTTGCTTTGAGCCTCTGAAAGTACTTTCTAACAAAGGAAAAGAATGAGGTAAGCGTATGAGAAAGAAAGAGAAAGACCTTGAAACTCCGGTAAAGCGAAAACAAAGGCCGGGAATGTCGGTCGAAGCTCGTGAAAATCAGCTCATTTCGCTTGCCGTTGATCTTGCTGAAAAACAATTATTGGAAGGAACAGCTTCGTCACAAGTAATTACACATTATTTGAAGCTTGGTTCTACAAAAGAACGATTAGAAAAAGAAATTTTAAAACAACAAAAAGAATTAATTGAAGCGAAGACTGAAGCTTTGCATTCATCGAAACGAATAGAAGAATTATATTCAAACGCATTGAATGCTATGCGGAATTATCGCGGTGACATTAATTCTGATGAAGATGAAGACTAAATGGATACTCTGCGAACATATACAGAATTAATAAAACGTTCAACTTTTATGGATCGTTTTAATTATCTAAAACTGGATGGAAAAATCGGTGAAGATACTTTTGGATTCGATCGATATTTGAATCAAATATTATATCGTTCTCCAGAATGGCGAAAAGTTCGGGACATTGTAATTGTCAGAGATAATGGAAATGATTTAGGATTGGAAGGTTTTCAGATCGGTAAAAAGAATCTGATTGTCCATCATATGAATCCGATCACGTATCATGATATTGTCCAAAAGAATGATGAGATCATGAACCCTGAATTTTTAATATGTGTATCCCGACTGACGCATCAAGCGATCCATTATGGTAATTTGGATCTTTTGCCAAAAGAACCAATAGAAAGATCATTGAATGATACCTGCCCCTGGCGGCATTAAATATTATTAGGAGAAAATCAAAATGAAAACCAGTAATCCGCTTTATGCGGTTGTTGTAAATTGCTTATGGGCTCCGGTTCATGAAAAACCGAATAATCAATCAGATGTTATTTGCGAGCTGGCGTGTTTAAGCGAAGTTGAAGTTCTTGAAGAAAAGTCAATTGACGTTTTCTATTATATTTGTGCGCCTTCGGGAGATGAGGGATACTGTTTAAAAGAGTATCTGGTTTTAAGAAAATAATTAAATAATTCAGCGATAGGAGAAACATTATGGATGAAAGTATATTGAACTCGATAAAAAAATTGCTCGGTATCGCTGAATTTGATACCAGTTTTGATCAGGATATTATTATTCACATAAATACAATATTAGTAATTTTATGGCAGATGGGGGTGGGTCCTACATCCCCTCTTCGAATTTCGGGTCCTGAGGAAAAATGGAGTGATTTTGCGGAAGATTTATCAAAAATTGAGATGGTGAAGTCTTATATTCACCTAAGAGTGGCACAATTGTTTGATCCGACAACCAGTACAGCGGTAGATGAAAGTCGAAATAATTTAATTAAAGAACTGGAATGGCGGTTATATGTAAGCGGAGATAGTGATATTTTATAATTTAATTGCAATTGCAGATAAAAAAAGTACTGACAGCACTATTATTATAAGCAAAGCGATAATTATTTTAAATTCAAAAGAATCTTTATTTGATCGGTATTTAAAATATTTACTTATTTGTTTCGTTTTTTCTTTTTCTTTTTTTAAATAATTTAAAGATTGTTTAGAGCGTTCTTTTTCTGATAAAAGATGCTCCAAATTGTTTATATCTAAAAATAACTTAGAGCCACAATATTGGCAATATGCTTGTAAATGATCTAAATCCAAAACTAAATCAGCACCGCATTTTTTACATTTCATTTCGATAGTTTTCATATTATCAATTTTACTACAAAATAAGGAGGTCCCATGGATTTTGACGAATTAAAACATTGGGGAATCTTTGGTATGAAATGGGGCGTCCGTCGTTATCAAAATGAAGACGGCTCTTTGACAGATGAAGGGCGGGAACATTATAATGTCGGCCCTGCTAGAACCAAAGGCTATGAACGAGCAGAAGGCAATTTTAATAGAAATCGTTCTGATAATTATAACATTTCTAAAAAAAATAAGAGCTCTATATTTGATTCTAAAAACAAAAAACAAAAATTGCCGGAATTAATGTCAGATGATGAATTGTTTAAGATGACAAAAAGATTTAAAAGCCAGGCAAATTTTTATAATGCGCAAAATGACTATATAAAAAGTAAAGCATATAATGCTGAACTCACCAAAAAGAAAAGCAAATTAGGACAATTTTTAAATAAAATATTAGTCCAACCCGCAGAAAATGTATTATCAAGAAGTGTTGAATTTGGATTATCTGTAAGTACTGCGGCCTTTCTGGATTCTATAGATTCAAAATATGCAGATGATTATACAAAATTTGTTCTAAAAAGTGGTAATAAAAATAAAAAGAAAGATGATGATTAATTATTATGCTTTCAAATACCGCTACACCACGTTATTACGGCGAATTTCGTCAGAAAGTTTTGCGGGGTGAAATACCGGTTCCAAAAACCATAGAAATGGAAATGAATCGGATCGATGATCTGATTCGAAACCGTGGAATTTATTATGATGATCAAGCCGTAGAAGGATTTATTCGTTATTGTGAAAATGAATTGACATTAACGGATGGATCTGATCTGAAATTATTAGACACTTTTAAACTTTGGGCAGAACAAATTTTTGGTTGGTATTATTTCGAAGAGCATTCTATTTACGATCCCAAAAAGAAAAGATATGTAAACCGCCGAATAAAGAAACGCCTTGTAAATAAGCAATATTTAATCATTGCCCGTTCGGCTGCTAAATCTTTATATGCATCCTCAATCCAAAGTTATTTTTTAACGGTTGATACGACAACTACGCACCAAATTACGACCGCTCCAACGATGAAACAGGCAGAAGAAGTTCTTTCGCCGATTCGTACTGCGATCAGCAGATCCAGAGGGCCTTTATTTTCATTTTTAACAGAAGGCTCTATTCAAAATACGACCGGATCCAAAATGGACCGGGTGAAATTGGCGGCAACAAAAAAGGGTGTCGAGAATTTTTTGACCGGATCCCTACTTGAAGTTCGTCCGATGAGCATTTCGAAACTTCAAGGACTTCGCTGTAAAATCGCGACGGTTGATGAATGGCTTTCCGGTGATATTCGTGAGGATGTGATCGGTGCAATCGAACAGGGTGCTGCAAAAGTAGATGATTATTTGATCCTGGCAGTATCTTCAGAAGGAACTGTCCGAAATGGTGCCGGTGATACGATCAAGATGGAATTGATGGATATTCTCAAAGGAGAATATATTAATCCGCATGTTTCCATTTGGTATTATAAGCTTGACTCAATCGATGAAGTAAATCAACCGGAAATGTGGCCGAAAGCGAACCCGAATCTTGGCTATACCGTTAGTTACGAAACTTATCAGTTGGATAAAGAACGGGCTGAAAAAGCTCCGGCAGCCAGAAATGATATTTTGGCAAAACGTTTTGGTATTCCGATGGAAGGATATACCTATTATTTTACTTATGAAGAAACACTTCCGCATCGTAAACGAGATTATTGGAATATGCCCTGCGCTATGGGTTGCGATCTGTCTCAGGGGGATGATTTTTGCGCTTTTACATTTTTATTCCCCTTACGCGGAGGAGCTTTTGGCATTAAAACCAGAAATTATATTTCTTCTACAACTTTAAATAAACTTCCTGCAGCTATGCGTATTAAATACGATAGCTTTATGAATGAAGGGTCTTTGATCGTATTAAATGGTCCGGTCTTAAATATGATGGAAGTTTATGAAGACCTGGATGCGCATATTAATCGCTGTGGCTATGATATTCGCTGTGTTGGCTACGATCCCTATAATGCCCGGGATTTTATTGAACGCTGGGCATCTGAAAATGGTCCTTATGGAATTGAGAAAGTAAAACAGGGCTCACGGACAGAATCTGTACCTTTGGGAGAATTAAAGAAACTTTCGGAAGAGCGAATGCTTTTGTTTGATGAAGACCTGATGACTTTTACTATGGGTAATTGTATTACGCTTGAAGATTCCAATGGTAATCGTAAATTATATAAGAAACGCTATGACCAGAAAATCGATGCTGTTGCGGCTATGATGGATGCTTATATAGCATTTAAACTGAATCGAGAATCTTTTGAATAAGGAGTTTTTATGAATGACTATGAATTGAAACATTATAGAACTCCGGGTTCAAAAAACGGAGTTCGCAAGTATCAAAATTATGATGGGACTTTGACGCCATTGGGTTATATACATTATGGTATAGAAAAAAACGGAAAAAGCTACAGCGGAAATAAAACATTAGAGAAAAAAAGCGGATGGAATACTGTTAAAACTATAAATAAATATAACCCAAGCCGTTTGCTTAGAGAACCTATTGATATAGCTATAAATATGCATGATGGTTCTAATATAAGAAAACGTAAAAATGTTACGGGCGGAGTATCTATTTCTAAAAAAGAAAATGATCAAACTGTACAAAATATACAGGAATCTTATAAACCCGTAGAGCAGCAATTAGAGAAAGCTGCACAAGAACATTATGACGGTGTTTATTTGTCAGATTTAATGAGTAATGCAAACCGTCAAATATTGGCAGCCGGTGATCAATTTGTTCATAGTCCTATCGTTAAAGAAAAAATGATACGAGGTGGTTTTACTGAGTCATTGATTAGAGTAATTCAATATTTATCTAAAAATCCGGACGACTATTCTAAAAATAGATCCATTATAAAATCTCCGGCCTATTGGATGAACTTTGGTGGTAGACCAAGAATTAATCAAACACGATAAAGGAGGTTATATGCTGGATTTAGTACATACAGATATTTATCCCAATGATGAATTGAAACATTGGGGTGTTTTAGGAATGAAATGGGGCATCCGGCGTTTTCAAAATCCAGATGGATCATTAACTCCTGAAGGAAGAGAAAGATATGGAGTTAAATCTGCTCATGAAGCCAGAAAATTATCTTATGCTAAAGAATATTTAGTATTAAAACAAAAGAAAAATAGAACAGAAAAAGAAAATGAACGACTTAAAATCCTTGAAAAAGGAAAAAAACATTTTGAAAGAAGTATTAATGATGCTGATTATTGGGAAAAAATGAAAGATAATTATAGCTTAGATGAATATGAAGACGCTTCACAGGCTTATCAACAATATTTTAATTCTACTAATTATGGTAAAGGCATGAATGAAGCTAAAGCTTTAATGAGCATTCCTACGACTATAATTGGGGCTGCAATAGATGCCGGTGCTATTTATGCACAATTTAATCTCGGTTCGCCGGTCGCTTTTTATGGTATTCCAACTGCTTTAGGACTTGGAATAGGTGCTAATATTGGTGAATCAAAATATGAAGAAAAGCATTTAGAAGAATTAAAGAAAGAATTAAATAGCAATAATACTAAAAATAAAAATTATGAGTTTGAAAAGCATATTGTTAAAAATCCTAAAAAAGAATTAAATGACTATCACAATAGGCTTGAAAAACGGAGAAAAAATTCAAATTCATCTTATTATCGTGATGCAACAGCTGTTAATTCAGCTGCTAAAAAGGCAATTGAAATAATAAATGAAGATAAAGCGTATTCAATGGTATTTTCAAACCCTAATTATTATTTAAATAACGGCCAATGGACATTTGAAGGTAAAACATATGGATCTGTAGATGGCCTTGTGAACGCTTTAATAAAAAGTGATGTTATAAAATAAATCGGAGGAAATTCATATGTATAGTAATTATATGTATAGTAATGCACCTGCATCCAGCCGCAGAGGTGGTGGATCCTGGGTTTATGTAAATGGAGAACTTTATCATTTTGGTATTAAAGGTATGAAATGGGGTGAACATCTTCCATTTACTGATTATTGGAAAGTTGGCAAGAATGCTTATGGCAATTATATGAAAAAAAACACAACAGTAGGATTTAATAAAGATGCTAACGGTGTAATGACAACTTATAATAAAAAGCCTAGCAAGCTTAAAGCTTTTGGATATGCAGTCAATGCAGCTGGTACTTATGCTCGCAATCGAGCTCGTAATGATATTCGTCGTGCTAAAGACGCCGCTATAAATAAACGTAATGCTATTAACCAGAACATTCGATATAAAACCACAGACCGATATTATAGTAATTTAAATAATTTTTCAGAGGGCATGAAAAATATGCCGACGTCACATTTGGAAGAACGAATGGGGAAATTGCTAAATAGAGGCAATGATTATATTGAAGCTCTCAAACAGAATCCAAATAGCGGCATTGCAGTATTGAATTTGGCTATTAAAAATGCACAATTTAATGTACTGAATGGCATTAATAGTTTTCTTAAAAAAACAGGACTTGATAAAAAAGTAGATAAATTCTTAAGCAAATTCTTGGGTGAATCCAATGCTGTTAAAAGTGCTCGCTTAGCTGAAAAATCTGCTAATTTACCAAAGATTGGACCTACCAACACTCGGGGCTATGATCGTGCCGAAGCTGCTTCGCCAAGTTATACATTTGACACAAGAGTTAAACGAGCTGCTAAAAAACCTAAAGGTGTTTTAGTATAAAAGATTAGGAAGAATAATTCAAAATGGAGCTAACATTCACAGCCAGGCTGAAACAGGCCTGGAATGCTTTTTTAAATAACAAGGATCCGACAATACCGGAGTACCGCGATATTGGAACATCATATGCAATTCGTCCAGATCGGCCCCGGCTGACTCCGGGGAATGAGCGCTCCATTATTACTTCGGTATTTAATCGGATTGCACTGGATGTGGCTTCGGTAAGAATCCGCCACATTCGTCAGGATGAAGAAGAACGCTATATTGAAACGATCGATTCCGGATTGAATAACTGCCTTTCACTGGAAGCAAATGTTGACCAGACCGGCAGGGCATTTATTCAGGATATTGTAATGTCCATGCTGGATGAAGGTGTTGTTGCAATTGTCCCGGTAGATACAACAATTGATCCGAGAAAAAACAATTCCTATGATATTCGTACCATGCGAACCGGAAAAATCATTGAATGGTATCCGCAGCATGTAAAAGTTCGTGTATATAATGACCGTCTTGGGCGTAAAGAAGAACTGATTCTTTCCAAGACGGTTGTTGGAATTGTTGAAAATCCGTTGTATGCGGTTATTAATGAACGAAATTCAACCCTTCAGCGGTTGATCCGAAAACTGAACATTCTGGATGTTATTGATGAACAAAGCGGATCCGGAAAACTGGATCTGATTATTTCACTTCCTTATACTGTAAAAACAGAAGCGCGGAAAGAGCAGGCCGAAAAGCGCCGGAAAGATATTGAAAAACAGCTTTCTGGTTCAAAATACGGCATTGCTTATACGGATGGAACTGAAAAAATTACACAGTTAAATCGCACTGTAGAAAATAATCTGATGGGGCAGATCGAATACTTGACGAGTATGCTATACAGCCAGTTAGGGATAAATCAGGCCGTATTGGATGGTTCTGCAGATCCGATGTCGCTGCAAAATTATAATAATCGTACCATCGAACCGATCCTTTCTGCAATTACCGATGAAATGAAGCGAAAGTTTTTAACAAAGACCGCCCGTACGCAAGGGCAGTCCATCAAATTCTTTGTTGATCCTTTCCGGTACGTGACCGTTACAGATTTAGCAAACAGCGCAGATGCGCTTGCCAGAAACGGTATTGTTGCGCCGAATGAATTCCGTCAGATCATTGGAATGAAGCCTTCGGAAGATCCAGATGCGGATATGCTGTACAACCGGAATATGCCGCAGGAAGATCGTGAAATACCGGAAGAATATAGTGATGAATACGAAGAAATTCCGGAGCAGGAAGTTTCGGAAGAATCTTATCAATAATTTTTTTAATTTCAAAATAGAACAAAAATTTTAAATACGAGGTGACGAGTATGTCAGAAACCTATGATTTTTCAGGGTGGGCTACTCGGAACAATCTTCGTTGTTCAGATGGCCGCGTGATTATGCGCGATGCCTTCCGTGATAACGACGGAATGACCGTTCCGCTGGTATGGAACCACCAGCATAATGACCCGGATAATGTTCTTGGGCATGCATTGCTTGAGAACCGTGATCAGGGTGTTTATGCCTATTGCAAATTTAATGATACCGAATCCGGAAGAAACGCCAAAATGCTGGTTGAGCATGGCGATGTTTCCGCGCTTTCGATTTACGCCAATAAGTTGAAACAGCAGGGATCCAATGTTCTTCATGGAGCGATCCGTGAAGTTTCTTTGGTCCTTGCCGGGGCCAATCCCGGTGCTTTTATTGATACCGTGATGGCTCACAATGATGGTGAAGATGAAGAAGCCATTATTTATAGTGGCGAAGAAATCGATTTTGCTCATGCCGACAAATCTTCAAATGATAGCGATGAAGAAGAAACGGTCGGTGATGTTTTTAATACCCTAAACGAAAAACAGAAAGCTGTTGTTTACGCAATGATCGGGGAAGCTCTTCGTGATGGCGCTACTTCTCAGGAAGACGATGACGAAGAAGAGGATGAACCCGAGGAAGAAAACGTAAAGCACAGTGACGACGAAGGAGAAGAAGATATGGCTGGAGACGCTACTGTCCAGGATGTTCTGGACTCAATGAATGAAGAACAAAAAGCAGTAATGTATGCATTAATCGGTCAGGCTTTGAGCGATGCCGAGGGAGATGATGAAGTGAAGCATAATGTTTTTGATAATGATTATGACTATGGTTATGATGAATATGATGATGTTCTTTCCCATAGCGATATGGAAGAGATCTTTGAAGACGCCCGCCGTAGCGGAAGCCTGAAAGATGCTTTCCTGGCTCATGGTATTGACAATATTGATTATCTGTTCCCGGATGATCAGAACGCCACAAACGAACCTATTTTCATTAAACGTGAAGATAGCTGGGTTCAGAAAGTTATGGGAGGTGTTCATCACACCCCGTTCAGCCGTGTGAAGTCTTTGTTTGCTGATATTACTGCAGATGAAGCCCGTGCCCGGGGTTATATGAAGGGGAACCTGAAGAAGGATGAAGTCTTCAGTCTGCTCCGCCGTTCTACCGGCCCGACAACTGTTTATAAGAAACAGAAGATCGATCGTGATGATCAGATTGATATTACTGATTTTAATGTGGTTGCCTGGATGAAGAAAGAAATGCGCCAGATGCTGGACGAGGAACTTGCCCGTGCTTACCTGATCGGTGACGGCCGTATTTCCTCTTCCGATGACAAGATCAATGAAGACTGCATCCGCCCGATCTGGAAAGACGCTGATCTTTTCACCGTGAAATACCCGATCGCGATCCCTGCGAACGCCACGGATGATCAGAAGGCGAAAGCTTTCATTAAGGGCTGTGTCAAGTCCCGAAAGCTGTATAAGGGTTCCGGTAATCCGACAATGTTTACCACTGAAGATATGCTGACTGCTATGCTGATGCTGGAAGACCTGAATGGCCGTTTCATCTATGAATCTGTTGACAAACTCGCTCAGGTCCTGCGCTGCAAGGAAATCGTTACCGTTCCGGTTATGGAAGGTAAGTCCCGCTATGATAAGTCCAATAATGAACTGATCCTTGCCGGTATTTACGTTAACCTGGAAGACTACAATGTTGGTGCTGATCAGGGCGGTTCTGTCAATATGTTCGACGATTTCGATATTGACTTCAACGCTCAGAAGTACCTGATCGAAACCCGCTGCTCCGGTGCGATGACCGTTCCTTTCGGCGCCGTTGCGCTTGAATTCTATGTCGGCAATGGCCTGACCCTGTCCGTTGAAGGCGCTGATCCTGAAGATGAATATCTCGGTAAGGCTGTTTCCGATCTTCAGTCCAACATAAATGTAAATGATGATTATATTTCCGGTACCCTGCATTATGTTGACAACTATACCGGTTTCAGTGATGTAGTCCGTGAACAGTCCGGTAACTATATTGCCTTGTCATTCGAAGCCGAAACCGGTTCCACGACCACGGTTGAACTTGTCGGCAGCAAGGCGGGTCCTGTCACCCTTGATTCTGATATGACCTGGGTCGGCCGTATTACGAATCCGGAAACTCAGACAATTCGTGTGATCACGACCAAGAACGGCGCGAAGGTCACTAAGGTCTTTGGCTTGAATCGTCTGGTTTGCGAACGGGAATAATCAACAATAATTTTTCAAAATGGCAAGATACTGTGGAAAAATAGGTTTTGCCGTTCAGAAAAATACAGATCCCGGTGTTTGGGTCGATGATATCACAGAACGTACATATTACGGAGATGTGATTCATAACAGCCGCCGTTTACAGACTTCGGGAAATCTGAATGATGATGTTGAGATTTCAAATCGTTTGAGCATTATTGGAAACCCCTATGCTTATGAAAATTTTCATAATATGCGTTATGCAGTGTATATGGGATCCAAATGGAAGGTCACAGAAGTCGAGGTGCAATATCCTCGACTTATTTTATCTTTAGGAGGGCTCTATAATGGATGACTCAAAAGATATTTACAAAGAGCGAAGAATAGAACTGAACCGGATATTTGAAAAAATCCTGGGCAGCAGTAATGTCTATTTTCAGCCGCCTTCCAATGTTCGAATGAGATACCCGGCAATTGTATATACCCGCATTGGCATCGAACCGATCCGTGCGGATAACGGAGTTTATAAAATGACTCCAGAATACGAAGTGGTTGTGATTGATCCTGATCCGGACAGTGCTTATGTTTTTCAAGTAGCACAACTGCCGTTATGCCGGCATACCCGGCATTATGAACAGGACAATCTCAACCATGATGCTTTTCAAATTTATTACTAACTATGGATGAAATATCCAATATATAAGGAGAACTGAATATGTCTAAACTTGTATGGGATACTACTGGTGATCGTACTTATGAAACTGGTTTGAACCATGGGGTTCTCTACCCCATTAATGCCTCCGGCGCTTATACTCCGGGCGTTGCCTGGAACGGTCTTTCTTCTGTCAGCGAAAGTCCGTCCGGTGCTGAAGCGAATGCTATCTATGCGGATAACATTAAATATCTGAACCTCTATTCTGCTGAGGAATTTGGTGCAACGATCGAAGCTTACACTTACCCGGATGAATGGGCTCAGTGTGATGGTTCCGCTAACCTGGCTGATGGCGTCATTCTTGGCCAGCAGGACCGTAAGACCTTTGGTCTTTGCTATCGTACCGTTCTGGGTAATGATACTGAAGGTGATTCTCATGGTTATAAGCTGCATCTGATCTATGGTGCTAAGGCTTCTCCGTCCGAACGTCAGTATCAGACGATCAATGACTCCCCTGAAGCAATTACCTTCAGCTGGGAAATTTCTACCACCCCGATCAATGTCACCGGTCATAAGCCTGTTTCCTGTATCACGATCGATAGCACCAAAGCGAATGCGACGAAGCTCGCCGCTCTTGAAGCGATCCTTTATGGTTCTGACGGCACTGAAGGCGGTACCGGTACTGATCCTCGTCTGCCTCTTCCGGATGAAATCGCTACCATTTTTTCTGAATAATTAAGTCAAAAAATAAGGAGCCTCAATAAAAGGGGCTCCTTTTTTATTTTTATATAACGAAAGGAACAAAAAAACCTATGCTTAAGAAACGTATTAAATATATTGACTATAACGGAAATTCTCGTGAAGAAGATTTTTATTTCAACCTTTCCAAGGCTGAAATCATGGAAATGGAAATGAGCACCACCGGCGGACTTACGGAAATGATCACCCGTATTGTTGAAACTCAGGACGCTCCGTCGATTATTAAAGTCTTCAAAGAGATCATCATGAAGGCTTATGGTGAGAAAAGTCCTGATGGCAAACGGTTTATTAAGAGCCAGGAATTGTCTGAATCTTTTGCTCAGACAGAAGCTTATTCTGAACTGTTTATGGAGCTTGCTTCGGATTCCGATGCTGCTTCTAAATTCGTAAACGGTATTATCCCCGCCGATATGGCTCGTGAAGTTGAAAAGCAGCAGCAACAGGCTTCACTTCCTACCGCCGGGTAAGAAAGCAGAGAGAATAAATGCTTCAATTGATTATAAAACCTCGTGAAGAATGGAATGAAAGACGTCAGGAATTTATTTACACAAAGGGTCATACACTTCAACTGGAGCATTCACTTGTCTCTATTTCAAAATGGGAAGCAAAATGGTGCAAACCTTTTTTGTCAAAAGATCAAAAAACTTATGATGAAACTATGGATTATATCCGCTGCATGACTTTGACACAAAATGTGGATCCGAGTGTTTATAAACTTTTGACAAGAGAAAATATTGAAAGCGTTAATCAGTATATAGAAGCTCCGATGACGGCTACTTTCGTTCGGGAAACACCCGGACCGAAAAGCCATGAAGTGATCACGTCGGAGCTTATCTATTATTGGATGATTTCTTATCAGATTCCATTTGAATGCCAAAAGTGGCATTTAAATCGTTTACTGACTTTGATTCGTGTTTGCTCCATAAAGAATCAGCCTCCCAAAAAGCAGAGTAAGCGAGACATAATGAGCCGGAATGCCGCATTAAACGCAGCACGAAGACAACAATTGAACACGAAAGGGTGATTCCGGAATTATGGATATTACAGCTATAGATAACAGGGTGGTTTTATTTATCGGTGCGGCAGCAATTGCCTGCATTCTGTGGTTTTTGAAATGGTTTATACAAAAAACCCTTACCGTACAGTTTGATAAAATGTCAGCAGTTAATGCTGAACGTCAAAAGGAACGTGAGCAGGATCAGTTTCTTGCTTTTCGGGGGCAGCAGGTCACAAACGACTGTCTGCATGAATTGATATATGCTGTACTGAACGGGACTCATAACGGAGGCCTCGAAAAAGCAAATGTGGAGCTTGAAAAGTTCCGAACGCTTACAAATAAAAATATTGCAGAAAAAGCCGCCAAATGGAATATTAATATTGATTAGCTAAGGAGGGGATTTATGGAACTTTTTAGCAAAATTTTACAGGCTATTCTTGAAGTAGCGCTTCCGATCCTGGTTACATCCGCTGCAGGATGGATGATCGGAAAATGTATTGAGATTTTTAAAAAAGTAAAGGATAAAAATCCGGAACTTTATGAAATCATGAATGTGATTTCGAAAAAAGCAGTTGAAGCCGCTGAACAGATTTTTGGCGGTGGAAAAGGCGATGCCAAGCTGGATTATGCAAAAAAGATTGTTCAGAAATATCTTGAAGCTAAAGGCATCACACTGGATCTGGATGTGATTCAGGCTTATATTGAAGCTGCTGTAAAAGAGCTGAAATATGAAGGCAAAGAACTCCCGGTCTATTCTGAAAATAATTCATCGGCGGTAAAATGACTTACAGGCAGCCTTTTTCAGGAGAATGGCCTATCAGTCAGTTTTATGGAGAAACCATTACTTCTTCTTTTCATACAGGAATTGATTACGCGTGTCCTCTCGGAACCGCTATTCTGGCGTCTTCTGATGGTGTAATTCGGTATTCCGCATTTGATCAAACGGGATATGGATATTGTGTGATTATTGAGCATGATCTGACCCATTCTACTTTATATGCTCATTTGAGCGCTTTACGTTTTATGACTGTAGGAAAGAAAGTGGAACAGGGGGAAGTGATCGGTTACTCCGGTAATTCCGGCAACTCGACCGGCCCGCATCTTCATTTCGAAGCCCGATCAGTTTGGAATGATTATCGTTCGCATTTTAATCCGATGAATCTTCCCTTGATGAGTGTGGATGATACTGCCGGTTTTTATAATCCGCCAAAATCTTTAAAGGGAGCTGAGGATCTGAAATCTTCGGTTTATGTGTCTGCTCCGGCAGGTGTTTTTGGGCATAATCGGGATTTTACTTCCAAAAAAGTGTTTTTGTATGGAACGCCTTTGACTTTTACCGGAAAAACGATCGAAAAGAACGGTTTGATATTCTGTGAATGTCAGGATACTGTTTGGATTGCGGTAAATGATGGTGAAACTCAGCTTCTGGATAATCTTGAATAGTAATTAAAAACGGCTTGTGAACTTCATAAAATCGTGAAATTTACAAGTCGTTTTAATTTTTTAAAATTTTCATATAGATAAAGTTATGTGTTGTTGAGGTCATATGATTAAATTTCGGCAAAAAGGTAATTTTTTAAAGCTGACGAATTATTTTGAGAAAGTTAAAGAAAAAGTAAATTTTGGAATTTTAGACAAATACGGGCAAAAAGGGGTTGAAGCTTTAAAGTCCGTTACACCGGTGCGTACCGGAAAGACCCGGGATTCATGGTATTACCAGATTGAGCATGAAAAAGATTCTGTAACGATCCGGTTTTTAAACTCAAATATTCAAAATGGTCAGAATATCGCGATTATTCTGGATACCGGGCATGGTACCCGTGGCGGCGGATGGGTCGCCGGGCTTCATTATATTGAACCGACGATTCGCCCGATATTTGAAGAAATGGCCGAAGAATCCTGGAAAGAAATAAAAGATTTATGATAAATCACGATCTGTTATTTTTTAATCAAAATAACCATAAAAATAAACATAATAACGCAGATAAAAATAGTAAGTAGGGCCCATACAAATTCTTGTTTAAAATCAGTTTCGTCTTTTTCTTTATCCTTTTCTTGCATCTGCTGTTTATTTTTTTTAATTTGGATTTGATTCTGTTTTTCTATAAATTTTTTATATTCGTTTTTAGCCCGTTTGGTATTTGCTTCTAAATCCTGAATATTTGAATCCCAAAACAGCATGGAATTGCAATGTGGGCAACCGAAGCCATAACTATAATCAGGATGATGAATTTCTACCGGTTCAAAACAATAAGGGCAGGGTCTCCAGACAATATATTTATTTCCTTGTTTATTATTAGAAAAAATTGTCATCCTGTATGAAACCTTAATTCTTAAATTTTTAAATATTATAACATCAAAACTTAAATATCGGTGCATATAGAAGTCTGGTCATTCAGATTAGCACCTTTTTATTTTTTAATATGGAGGCATATCTATGTCAGAACTTCTTGATGAACGTGTAGTAGAGATGCGTTTTGATAATGCTGATTTTGAGCAGAATGTGAATCAGAGTATCAAAACCATTAATAAATTAAAAGATTCTCTGGATTTTGATAATGCCGGAGAAAGTTTTGAAAATATTTCAGCTGCAGCAGCGAAATGTGATATGAAACCGCTGGAAGATTCGATCGAATCGATTTCAGTGAAATTTAATATGCTGGAACTCGTTGCTGCGAACGTGCTGAGTAATATTGTCAATAAAGTAGCGGATGCTGCTGTAAATATGACAAAGTCATTAACTATTGATCAGGTAACCGCGGGCTGGTCCAAATATGAACAGAAGACGCAATCGGTTCAGACAATTATGGCTGCTACCGGAGAGTCCATTGACGTGGTTAACAACAAATTGGAAAAACTGATCTGGTTTGCGGATGAAACTTCTTATGATTTTGTCGATATGGTGAACAATATCGGTAAGTTCACTTCCGCAGGAGTTGATCTGGACACTGCTGTAAATTCAATGATGGGTATTTCCAACTGGGCCGCCATATCCGGTGCAGGTATTCAACAGGCCAGCCGGGCGATGTATAACCTTTCTCAGGCAATCGGTATGGGATATGTTGGTATTCAGGACTGGAAATCGATTGAACTTGCCAATATGGCGACTATTGAATTTAAAGAAACAGTACTTGAGACTGCCCTGGCTTTTGGAACTTTAAAACAGGAAGCTGATGGAACGATCAAAACTCTGGATGGAAAAGATATCGTTACCGCTGAAACAATGCGTAATTCTTTAAAAAAGCAATGGTTTACCAGTGATGTATTAAATGCCGCTTTGGATCAGTATTCTGAATTTGCTAATGAGGTTTATGCATATCAAAATGATTTTGAGAAAAAGCATGGATACGCTATCACAGTGAATAACGCCATGCGGTTGATGGAAAAAGATGGTTATGTTATGGATTCGCTCGGCGCTAAAGCTTTTGCTAAAGCTCAGGAGGCGGTCACATTAACACAAGCTGTTAATGCTACAGCAGACGCAGTGTCTTCCGGATGGATGCGTACTTTTGAAACTATATTTGGCAATTACGAAAAAGCGAAAAAGTTATGGACGAATCTTGCAAATGATATGTGGGATATCTTTGCCTGGCCCGGTGAAACTCGTAATAATACGCTGTATTCCGTAATGGAATCAAATTATCAGAAAATGCTGGATGAGATGCCGGATGGAAGTGACTTTAACGAACGTTTGCAGGTAAAAATCACAGAAATTGCTCGTTCTAACGGTAAGACCGAAAAAGAAATTAAAGAACTTTGGCGGAATTTTGATTCTGTTGAAGAACTGCTTACCAGAGGGGATCTCAGTGATTTTTCTTTGGATCAGGCTTTCAGTGAGTTATTGGAAGAATATCACCGGGAAGGAGATCTTGCCGGAAAACTTTCAGCTGATCTAAAAAGTGGTGATAAATCGTTAAAGTCTATTATTACTGCTTTGGCTTATGGCTATGGCCCATATAGTAAAGATGCTGAAAAAGCCAGAAAAGAAATTGAAAAAATCGGGTTGGATTATGACTGGGCCATGGAGATGGCTAATGCAGTATTGAATGGAGCCCAGATTGATTGGAATGCAATAACCAAAGATCTGGTAACCGAACTGGATTCACAAAAAAGTATATGCGATGAATTCGTTGCATATTTGAGTGAAAGTTTATCCTGGGGATATGATGGATTTTTTGGAAGGATCAAAGAACTTGGCGGCCGGGATAAATTAATGGGCGCTCTTGATAATATCCTCAAAACATTTAAAAATATATATCGTTTGGTATTGACGACAAGCAATGCAATTTCTGAAAAATTTGGCGGAAATTCATTAATATTGAGTATATTGGATGGCTTTAATAAATTAACCGGTGTTTTTGCAATTACCGATGAAAAATTTGAAGCTATGGAACAAAGTATTAACGATTTCTTTTTTAATGGCGGATTTGAGACAAAACTTGTTGAATTTGTTGAAAAATTAGGTAAAGTAAAGAAATCGATTGTTGATTTTTTTCTTGGAAAAGAAACTTTATATAAAGGCAATTATTATGACAAAACGCTGCAGCGTACCGTGAGTATTTATGAACGGGAAGGCGGTCTGTTTCAAAAAATTTATAATTTATATCAAACTTATATCGGTCGTTTACCGGAAAATGTTCGGGATAGTATTGAAAAAATCAGAACATCGATCAGCGGATTTTTGGGGGATGTTCCGAAAAAGTTTGAAGAATTAAAAACAAAAATCACTGAAATATGGACAAAAGTTTTTGGAGAAGAAACCGGAATCGGAACATATTTCAATCCTATTACAAAAAAGATTGGCACTTACACAAAACGCGCTGGCGGACTGATCGATGAATTTAAGCAAAAGATATTGTCTTTTGGTAATGGCGCTGTTGGAAAAGCAATTGAATGGCTTGCAGCCGGATTAAAGAAAATCGGTGACCTATTATTCGGATATAAAAAAGATGGTGAAGATGTTCAGGGAATCATTACCATTATTTATGATAAAATGGCTGCCTTTTGGCAGATGCTGAAAGATATTGGGAAGGCAGTTGAAGATATTTTTGAAAGATTCAAATCCTGGTTGGGATTAGATTTTGAAAAAGTAGGTAACAGCAGCTTTTTTGATATTCTTTTAGGCAAAAAAGTTTATAAAACAAATGTGTATGATGAAAAACTTCAGCGTACAGTAAGTGTTTATGAACGAACCGGTGGCATTTTAGGTAAAGTAAAAGAAGCTTATTCATCATTCGAAAAAGAAATTTTAAAGATCGCCGAATCTGCGGCATTTATTGCGATCAAGAATTTTATATTTGGTGATGAAGAATCAAAAATTCCAAATATCTTTGGCCGAATAAAAGAACCGTTACAAGATATCACTGAATTCTTTATTGGAAAGAAAATTCATAAAGGAACTACCTGGTCGGACGAATTAAACAGCTATATTCCACTTTATGAACGCCAGGGTGGTTTAATCAATAAGTTAAAAGAAACAATACAAGATGTAACAGATTCAAATGCATTTAAAGCAATACGTAATTTTATATTTGGCGATGAAGAATCAAAAACTCCGAATATCTTTGGTCGAATTCAATCTGTTATAGATTCTATTGCGAAATCAACAGCATTTATTGCAATCAAGAATTTTATATTTGGCGATGAAAAAGCTAATATTCCGAATATCTTTGGTCGAATTCAATCAGTTATAGATTCTATTGCGAAATCAACAGCATTTATTGCGATCAAGAATTTTATATTTGGTGATGAAGAATCAAAAACCCCGAATATCTTTGGTCGAATTCAATCTGTTATAGATTCTATTGCGAAATCAACAGCATTTATTGCGATCAAGAATTTTATATTTGGCGATGAAAAAGCTAATATTCCGAATATTTTTGGCCGAATTCAATCTGTTATAGATTCTATTGCGAAATCAACAGCATTTATTGCAATCAAGAATTTTATATTTGGCAATGAAAAAGCTAATATTCCGAATATTTTTGGTCGGATAAAAGAAACAATACAGAGTATAACCGATTCGACTGCATTTAAAGCAGTTCGTAATTTTATATTTGGTGATGAAGAATCTAAAACCCCGAACATTTTTGGTCGGATAAAAGAAATAATACAAAGTATAACCGATTCAACCGCATTTAAAACAGTTCGTAATTTTATATTTGGCGATAATGAGGGAAATACTAACGGATCCATTGGCATTTTAGAAAGAATCCAAAATTTTCTTCAATCTATTTACGAATCCACACCTTTTAAAGCAATTTGGAGATTCTTTTTTGGTGATGAAGAATTAAATGATGGACTGAAAGAAGGTACTGAGACTTTAGATAAGACTGCTTCAAAAAGTAAAAGTACACTTCATGAAGCTTCACTTGGCGAAAAACGGGATCTATATCAAATCAAAGATGACAGCGGAAGAATGATACCATTTGAAGAAATTTCTTCTTCGAATAGTAAGTTAACCGGCTTTCAAAAATTATTATTGGGTATTAAAGAAAAATTCGAAGCTATTACTTCATCAAAAGCATATAACGATATCAAAGAATTTTTCTTTGGATCAAAAAGAGCTGTCTATAATGAGAAATTCGAAATTGTTGGTTATGTACAGGATGCTCCGAATATCATTCAAAGAATAACGGGAGCTATTGAAAAATTACCGGAATCTATTCGGACGGCTAAAGATGCAATTTTAAATTTCTTTCTCGGTCCCGTAAATGAAGAAGGAAAACGAACAGAAAACATTTTCAAACGGCTTCCGACTTATATTTCAGCAGCAAAAGATAATATCGCTGATTTTTTCATCGGAAAGAAAATTCATAAAGGAACTACATGGTCAGATGAATTAAACAGCTATATTCCGCTTTATGAACGTGAAGGCGGTTTGATCAATAAGTTAAAAGAAACTTTTGAAAAGTTAAAATCAGAGCATCCCTGGTTTGCCTCATTTTGTTCATTCATTGAAACCCAGATACAAAATATCCGAAAGATATTCTCTGAAGCCGGCGGAGATATTTCATTGGCTTTTGAAAATCTGAATACTTATTTAAATGGTGGGCATTTCAAACACAAAAATGAACTGGGGGAGATCGAAACAGATCTTGAAGAAACTGATGGTGTAATCACGAATATACGTAAAAATATCGAAAAATTATTTAATGGCGGAAAAGAAAAATCAGAAAAATCGGTTTTGGAAAGAATACTTGAATATCTGGGAATTGGCAGAAATCGAGGATTTTTAACACAATTACGAGATTTTATTGCTACTTTAACAGGTATGAATATCTTTATGATGACCGCCAATTTAAAATTTGGTGATTTTTTAGGTATACAAGTTCAAACTGGCTTAGAAGCATTTATTGATAGTTTAAAGGCATTAGCTATCTCTGTAGCTATAATTGCCGCGACGCTTGCAGGCATGACCATTTTTATAAACTATTTGCAGACAAAAGGTTATGCCACTTTAGCTGCTGCTTTTGGGGTTATTACATTAATATTCGCACTGTTAGTTGGTGTATCATATTTTATGCAGAAAAAGCAAGCGGAATTAAATGCAAAAACAGCAGTTGTTCTATTGGTAGCATCAGGAATGATTTCTGTAATAAGTGGACTGCTGATAATATTAACCGGACTGTTTTTCGGTATTGTAGCGATACTTGCAAAATTTAATTTAATTGAAAATCATAAAAAAGAATTACTTGTTGCTGGCGGAGTACTCGCCGGTTTATTGACTTTTATTACATTAATAACTGCTTTCAGTGTAAAAGTCGCTAAAAAAGATGAAAAAATAAAATCTTCATCCGGCGTTTGGTTTGGTCTTGCAGCTGTGTTATTTGGACTTAGCCATTTTATAACAACGATCGCTATTTTATTAGGCGCTTTTTATTTATTCCCTAAAAATATGGATAAATTAAAAGAAGCCGGAAAAATTCTTGGAGGCTTAATCGGGCTGGCAGTAGCTATGGTAGCTGCAACTGCGATTTTAGCCAGAATTGCTACCGGAGGAAGAGGAACTGATAAAACGACTTTTGCAATTATCGTAGCTTTGTTGGTTTCATTAAATAGTTTTCTTATTTCAGTTTCTGCTATAGTTGCCGGAATTTATTTCTTTATGAAAGACAAAACATTGTCTGATTTAAAAACTCCGGCATTAGTGCTTGGCGGTATTATATTATCGGTGGCTGCATTAATTGGCTTGGTGCTTTTAGCTGTTAATAAATTCAGCAAAATAAAGTTACAGGAAAGTGATGATAAAAAAGTCGCAACGATCGACAAATCAGTATTTGGTTTATTGATTGGTATAGTTATTCTTGTCGAAAGAATAAAAACTCTTGTTGCTTTGATAGCTGGTATTGGTGCAGTTACTGGTTGGGAAAATATAGCAGTTGCTTTTGGCGGTATATCAATTCTTTTATTAGCTATTGCTGGAACAGCGGCAATATTAGGTTCAATAAAAAAAGTTGATGGCTCTGTTATAAAAAATCTGGCATTAGTTTCGTCATTAATTATTTCAATCGGTGTAATGGTATCCGCGATTGTTTCATTAGTTGACGCCAATCCTGAAGTATCAAACATACATACATATGTATTACCTATTGTTTTAGCAATAGGAGAAATACTTTTATTAATAACTGCTGTATCAGGGATGCTTCAGTTTATAAAAAATGCTAAATTAAGTGAAATTAATAATGCAGATACCGTCTTTTTGATGATTTTGGGAACGTTAACGGTCTTGACTATTTTGATCGGGGCTATTTATGGCATTGCAAAATCCAGAAATTTAAGTGATTTGCATACAACGATTTTTCCAATCGTTGCTGCTATAGCAGCAATGGAAGTATTGGTCGCCGGTATTGTATTGCTTTTAAAATTTATTGCTAATAATAAAATTGATCCAAACCATGTTGGCACATTAGACCTGGCAGCAATAAGTATTGTTTTAATTTTGGGTTTATTAGTTGCATTAGCAGCCGGAGTTTCAGCGTTTTTAGATCAGGCAAAGGCAAATAAAAAAGATTTTAATGGAAAATGGAAAGAACTGCTTCCATTATTTGAAGTAGTGGGCGAACTGATTATTCTAATGATTCCGTTATCCATGATGCTTTCTTCGTTAGGAAAAGCTAAAGTAAATGCAGAAACGATTGTCGCTTTTATGGCGATGACTGTTGTTATAGGAGCATTAATAATAGGTGCTAAAGAACTGATAAATTATGCAGACGGGTATGGTGATATAAAAACCGCCTGGAAGACTTTAGTTCCAATGCTTGAAGTTATCAGTGAAATCATAGCCATTACGTCATTGCTTGTAGTTCCTTTGGCCTTAATAAAGCATTTTGAGATTGACATAGCCGCTATAGGAAAATTTATATCAATGGCGGTGATTGTCGGCATTTTAGGTGCGGCTGCAGTGTTGCTTATTCAAAATATTGAAAAGTTCGATGTCGGTGATATGGAAACAGCATGGAAAACGCTGCTTCCTTTAATTGAAGTGATTAGTGAACTAATTGCTGTTGCAACTTTATTATTAGTTCCATTGGGATTATTAAAACTTATAAAAATCGATTGGAAAACAGTATTTCAATTAGGGGCATTAATTCTATATTTATATGCATTAGTTGGTGCAGTAGCTATTTTGTCCACTATAGCAGTTGAGCATCCAAATATTGATAAATGGGATTCATTACTTCCATTATTAACTGGTATATTAGGAATGGTTATAGCTATTGGTGCTATGGTAGCTGTACTTATGGCTATGAATGCTGCGATTCAGCATTGGGGCGATAAAGTTGACTTTATAAAAAATTTTGGAAAAACATTCTTAACATTTCTCGGGGCGCTAGGCTCATTAATGGTACTTGTTATAGCCATGACAGCTCTCGGTGCTGTACTATATGCAGTTCAAAAAGGACTTTCTGATGCATTAGGAAATGGCTGGATGCTTGAAAGTATTAAGTTATTGAGTGATATGCTTCGTTCAATGCTTGATATTTTTGTGACACTCGGACTTGTATTATTGGGTATAGGTTTAATATATAAGGTTGCGCCCGACTTAAAAAAGAAAGATTTTGGTTTTAAATCAGTTGCGAAAAATATTGCTGTAGCAATGGTCGCTATACTTGAAATAATAGCGGGAATGGTGCTTTTAGGCGCTTTATTACGTTTGGCTCAAAAAGGACTTTCTGATGCATTAGGTGCTAGCGACGATTGGATGTTTGATTCAATTGATTTTATTGTAGAAATAATGGATCGTTTTTCAGGAGCATTGATCAAATTTTCAATTGCAATAGCGTTGATTCAGATTGTATTTGGCTTTTTGGATGGGATCATGGGAAAATTAAAGGTGACTAAAACGCCATCCAAAGGTCTTAATATGGCAAGCATAATAGGCGGCATTCTTAAAGCTGTCGCAATAATAGGAGTGATTATTGCTGCTGCAGTAACATTGGGCGCCGCTTTCATGGGCGTTCAATGGTTAGGCAAAAAGCTTTTTAAAAACGCCGACGATAATTGGCTGTTTGATGCAATTGACCTGATAGGTAATTTAATTGGGGCTATTCTTGGAAAATTGGTAGATGGCATTAAAAATCTGGTTACAAAATTCAAAGGAAATGAATCCGAGCAGTCGGTAAGTATCGGCGAAAAATTAAGCGGTTTTATGAAAGCCCTTGGTCCATTCCTGGAACAGATTCGCAGCCTTTCTTTATCTGATATCAATCAGGTTGCTATTCTTGGCATGATTATGGCTGGGCTGTTTGCAACGGAATTATTCCAGTCCGCTGCATTATGGGCTGCTTCATTGCAACCGGACGGTGATATTGCTACCTTAGTTAATGGCTTATCGGATTTGTTTGGAGAAGATGGAGCAATTACCGGTTTTCTTACTGCGATCCAAACAATCAGTTGGCATGATGTTGACCAGGTAAATCTTTTAGCCGATATCATGAAAGCGTTGTTTGTCAGTGAATTATTCTCGTCAGCAGCTGCTTGGGCACAATCACTTCAGACTGGCGGTGATATTTCAGAAGTTGCAAAAGGTCTTTCAAGTCTTCTTGGTGAAAATGGATCGCTTACCGGATTTTTAAATGCTGTAAAAGATATTACATTAGGGCAGGTTGCCGGTGCACAAGCCTTAGCCGCAGTGATGGGCGGTATATTTACAGCAACATTGTTGGAAAAAGGTGCGGAATGGGCCAGCACAATTAAAACTGGTGGAAATATTGATACGGTTGTTAAAGGCCTCAGCGGTTTACTTGGCGAAAAAGGTTCATTGACCGGATATATTAATGCTGTTTCTAATTTGGATGGAAATTCGGTAAAAGGTGCAACTTATTTATCATTAATCATGGGTGCTGTTTTTACAGCAACATTATTAAAAGGTGTAACCGAATGGGCCAGTACGATTAAAACAGGCGGCGACTTCAATACCGTTGTCAATGGTTTGAGCGGGTTGCTTGGTGAAGGCGGTACTTTGACTGCATTTTTAGAAGCAGTTAAAAATATTGGTGAAACCGAAGTCAAAGGTGCTGGTAATTTGTCATTAGTTATCGGTTCAATTATGGCCGACGAATTAATGTCTAAAATAGCAGAATATTTTAGTACTTTTAATACAGGCGGTAATTTTGAAACCGTTGTTGCTGGTTTATCAAATCTTTTAGGAACTAACGGTACATTAACTCAATTTTTAAATAATGTCTCCGCAATTGGCGATGATAAAGTAAAAGGCGCTGAAAACCTTGCATCCGTAATGAATGCGATTATGCTTGCTGAATTTTTACAGCAAATGGCTACTTATGCGTCAACATTTAATACCGGCGGAAGTTTTGATCAGGTAGCGACCGGTTTATCCAGCTTATTAGGTGAAAATGGGAAATTGACGGCTTTTCTCGATGCTGTTAAAGACCTGGATGAAAATGATGCCACAAGGGCTGGATATTTAACGGATATCATGGCCGCGATTTTTGTATCCGAAGTATTTGATACTTTAATCGGTTTTGCTTCTCAATTTAGCAGTGATGGCGGTCAGTTAGCTACAATTGCAACTGGTCTTGGACAAATGGTTGCTGATTTGCAGCCATTTTTGACTGCAGTACAGGATCTTGAAAAAGATGATGTTACACGTGCTGGATATTTGCCTCAAATTTTAGGTGCGGTTGTTAATACTCAGTTGCTTACTGCTGCTGAAAAAATAACATCTTTTATATCCGGATCTAATGATACCAATTATGTTGAAATGTTTGGAAAGCTTACAAAAGAAAACGGCTTGGTTGATGGCGTTATAATGCTGGCTAATGATCTTCGTGAAAAGAAAGCAAATCTTTCCGGTGTTTCTGAAGCGGCAGATGCGATCGGATCCGTTTTTGAACTTCTTCATATTTTAAGTGATATGGCAGAAGTGAAAGACAGCACAACATTAATTGACCGATTAAAGTTTTGGAAAGATACTGTTGCATTGGACGATGCCGCAACGGCTATTCAAAAAATAGATGAAAAAATCGTAACGGAAATAGTTAAATTCCAGACAGATCTGCAGACATCCGGTATTGATGCAGAATATATAAAGAATACTGTAGGTTTATATTTAGACATAATCAATACAGTCATGAATTTGGCTAATGCCAGCGAATCTGATATAGATTTTATCAATTTTGAACAACTCGGTAAAAACATTATTGACGGATTGATATTATCGTTCAGTAATATGGATGACCGAAACCGTGTATATGAATCTGCATTGAAACTGGGTCAATACATTGCCGAGGGTCTGATCACTGGCGTGAATGGCAGTACTGACGCATTGGATACTGCCGGTACGGATATGGCGGATACAGTTACTGAAGCAACAGCTGATGAATTGGAAGTTGCATCTCCTTCCCGAGTGATGTATGAAATTGGTCAGTTTGTAGTTCAGGGTTTGATCAATGGTATTCACGCCGGATCTTACGAAGCCAAAAAAGAAGCAGAACGTCTCAGTGCGGTTATTGAAGATGGTGTTTCCAAGCATGATATTAACATGGCCGGTGTCAATATCGAAATGGATTGGGAACTGGCTTATGGTAATCTGGATAATTTAAAAGACAGTGTTGGTAATATTGATTTTGAAAAGATTCGTGAATTTTTGCATGGGCAATATGATGAACTTCTCGGTACGGAATACATAGATGCTTTTATTAATTCGTGGGCGGGAAAGTGGAAACAAATTCCGCAGATTCTGGATGAAACTCAGTCGAAAATTGTTAAAGGCATTGCCAATAATGAATATGGTTATACTCAGGAAGAAATCCTGACAAATCTTGAAAAAGAACTGGGTTCGGCAGAAGATGCTCAGAAAGCATGGCAGAATTATAACGATGTTCTTGCAGATAATATTAAGCTTAATCAGGAAAATGCTAAAGAACAGGTCGCCAGTGCTCAGATGACCAAAGAGGAATACGCTGAGATCGAGCGTCTGTTTAACGAAGCACATTCCGGAAAGTACGATGCTCAAAATGGTGATACCCGGGTTGACCGTCTGGTCAAAGAAGCCGGCGCCACTAGAGAACAGGCTGAACTTGTTCAGCGTATGCTGAATGATCAATATGAATACGGCCTTAGTCCATCTTATGTCAGAGCCGAAAAGCAATTGAAGGAACTGCGTGAAGAGGAAGAAGCTCGGAGAAAAACTGCTGCAGAAACAAGTAAAGCCGCTGAAACTACTGCAGAAAGCATGACTGATGCTACTGACGGAATTGATGCTGCAACAGAAAGTCTTGATAATTTGAAAACAACAGAAGAAGCTGTTGCAGAAGCTGCAGACGATGCTTCTAAAAGTATAGTCAAGATCAAAGATTCCGCAAAAGAAGTTCTTAAAAATGTAGATAAAAAGACTTTGCAGGAAGGCTATGCTGCCTGGAAGGCCGGCAGGGATATGACTGCTGAGCAGGCCGAACAATTTAATTATATTCGGAAACAAAATAGATTACAAAATCTTGGTTCCCGTGGGCAAAGAGATGCTTTTTATAAAGAACTCGGGTTCGATCCTAAAGACGCAAATGATTTCTTTAATAATGCAGATCCGTATCAGAATGCCCGCAGACGCATGGAAGGCAATGCTGAGTCCTATTCTCGTGTTGTAGAAAAAGAAACGGAAGCTGCAAAAAAAGCTGCCGAAGCTAAAGGCTCGATTAAAGACACACTGGATTATATTGAAGAAAATGAAAGCTCTGATCTGGAAAAGAATAAGAAAATGTATCAGGAAGCTTTCAAAGATACAGATGATTTATTGAATGCTGCTTTTGATCGGATGCGTAAGGGAGAAAAATTGACTGAAGATCAGGTAGATTTTCTCTATGAATTCCAGAAAGCAATTGGTACAGACATTTTTGGATCAGGTAAAGATCGGCGAAAAGAATTCAAATCACTTGGTATTTCAGAAGAAAATCTGGATATGGCCATGCGTATTTATGGCTGGAATCTTGAAAAATATAATCAGACCGCCAAAGAAGCATCTAACTCTACAACAGATCTGACAAAGAAGATCACTCAAAATGGTACCGAAGCGGAAATGATGTCCATGGTCTATGAAGCTCTTCCGGAAGAAATAAAGGGATATGCTGATGGTTTCAGTGACATATTTACGGCTGCTTTTGATGAAAAGACCGGAAATATCAAAATTACCGATGATATTTATAAAAAGGTGTTCAAGGTCAATGATGTTAATAAATTGACCGGCATTGGTAAAACTGTTTATGACACGATCGGCACCGGTTTTGAGATGGGCAAGGGCACGCTTGAAAATCTGCTGAAAGAAAATGGCCTGGAATTAAACGGTAAAAGTGTCAGTTCTTTCTTCTCAAAGGAAACTTTTGCAAAAATGTTCCAGTCTGATAGTGGGATTTTTGATCTTGCCGGTACCATAAAAGAAAACATTGATCCTTTGCAAATGTTCGGCGATTTTATTGGCGGTTTGTTTAGCGGAAAAGGTGTAAAAGGCTCCGCATCTGCTGCGCTGGTAAATGGTTTGTCAAGCGCGTTTAAGTTAAGCCAGAATGTTGTTGAAAATGTTGAGGAAATTTCTAACACAGTACTTGATCCGGAAGCTGATCTCACAGATTTAGACTATTTTAATGCTTATCTTGAAAAGATCAAAGAAAATTATGCATTGATAACCGATTCCGAAGGAAAAGCATTTATCGCTATAAAAGGTTATCAGAATTTAATTGAAGGTAAAGATCTTACAACATCTCAGGCTCAGGAATTGACCAAATTATATGATGCCGTTGTTCAGGGCTTTTACGGTAAAGACCATGATGAAATTCAGCAGAATCTTATGGAGATGTTTAATATTGACTGGGATGTTCTCCGTGGAAATGGCCGTAATTTTGAACAGTACGCAAACCAATATCTGGAATATGCAGATAAAGTGACTGCTAAACGCGATGCCGGTGAAAAATATACGGCCGAAGATTTTGTACGTGATGTAAACGCCGGCAAATTCGGTCTGGATGCAGAAACCCGGAAAAAGGTGTTTGAAGCTGCAGATATCGATGTCCAACGGGGTGAAGAACTTTATCAGAATTGGCTGAAAGATGGTAATAAAGCGCTTGAACAGATCGGTGACGATCATATATTTCTTACGAAACAAGAAAAAGAAGCTGCTGAAACAGTAAAACAAACCAATGAAATTCTTGCTTCAACTCCGGAAGGCGCTTTCCAGGCAGTGGCTAATTTCCTGGATGGTGTTGAGAAAGCTATTACCAATAAGAATGCCGCGAAAGATTTTCGTACTTTTATGGACGATATCAAAGATATCTTCAGTAAAGATAATATGAAAATCGAGGGCGCTTCCGATTTCGGTCAGATCGCTGACTTTATCAAAATGGTTGATACCACTTCAAATAATTCAAACGGTTTGAAAGACAGCTTTTCAACTTTAATGAACGGGATCAGCCAAACGATCAACGGCTTATCTATTGATGAAACAAAACTCGATCCTATTACGAATTTCCTGGATAAACTGGATGCTTCTTCTGAAGTATTTACGAATGGTGACAGCAGTGGTATTCAGAAATTTGTGGATAATTTATATTCTGCAATGGAAAACAGTGGAGGAGATGCCTCAGCTGCCGCGAATACGATTGCCGAAGTGATCAACGTCACGTTGCTGGAAAAGCAGGATAAATTTGTTGAAATTGGTCAATTCATTGTTATTTGGATTGCTGCAGGGATGATCGCCTATCAAAATGTCGTCCGTGAAGCTGCAAACCAGACGGCGACAACGCTGACTACAGCATTTAATCAGCAGGCGGTTGACAAAGCGCCGCAGTCCGGTAAAGATTTTATTACTGAGTTCACAAAAGGAATTGTTTCTGAAGAATCGGTTTCCGCATTGGATACTGCTTTAAATACTTTATTCAGCAGTTTAAATGAAGCAACAGCTGCTGCCGGTGAAACAACAGAAGAATCTTCTGCACTTGGCGGTGGATCGGCAGGTACTCGCTTCGGTCAGCAATTCGTTCATGACATGGCTCAGAGCATTACGGAAGGCTCCATTACTGCCTTCACCGGGCTGACTCAATCGATCGCCAATCTTCCACAGTCGATCAGCGAAGCTTTGGATGAAGATAAGCAGAAAGAACTGACAGCTGCCGTAGATGGCATCAGCAGCATGCTGAGCGGCATCGTTCCGGATGGTTCCTCCATGGCAATGAATATGATTGAAGGGATCATCAGCACTTTAACGGCTAATGGTCCGCTGATCGCTGACCTGATGGCCTGGATCGCAGCCGGTGCTCAGGGTGAATTTAATCGTGAAAATGAGTCTCATTCTCCTTCCCGGAAATATAAGAAGTTCGCTGGTTATATCACCGACGGTATTGTGATTGGACTTCAAAATGGTAGTCGGGATGTCAATAAGGCTTCTGCGGATGTCGCATTAGGCGCTTTGAATACTGCGAAAGACGTTTTAGGCATTCATTCTCCTGGTAAAGAACCTGAAGAGCAAATCGGTATACCATATGATCAAGGTGTTGCAAAAGGCATTGAAAACGGAGAACCCGCTGTTCAGGCAGCTGTAACAGATATGGCCGAAAATGCAGTTGAAACTGGTAATTCAGTTATTAGTAAAAACCTTGGTAAATCCATTGATACTGGCCTATTCAGAAATAATTTAATGAATAATTTAAATAATCTTTCGCCATATCCTGCTGGTACTAATAAGTATCTTCAGGATGTACAAAACGATATCAAAAATATCATGGGCGAGATTATTACTACAGAAGAAAATGGTTTAACCGTAGGTCAAACTTTAACTGAACGAGCAATTGAGCATTTCATGTCTGCCACAAGCGGTATAAAAACAATGACCGAAGAAGAAGCCGCTGTAATTCAAGGCTTTTGGAGTCAAATTTTAAATGGCGATTTCGGTGTATTGGAAGGTGCGAATTCAGCAACCGGCCGAGAAGCTATGCTGAAAGATATGAAATTGACCTGGGAACAATTTGCAAGATTTTCTAATAACACCAGCACTTTGGATCTTTCTTCAATTACAAAGGGCATTAATGACTATAGTGATGCTGTAGGTGTTTTGACAAAAGACTCTTCTATGGAAGATGTTATTAACTCTATTTATTCGGGACTTCTTGGAAATGGCGAAAAACGCAAGGAAGCTATTGAAGGGCTTGGTAAAGATTATGATTTCACACAATTCATATTGAAGAAAATGTGGAATCTGAAACCGGGTGAAAAGATTGATTATGATTTTATTGATGCTAATTATGAAGCATTACTGAATTCATTCAATGATGCCGTCGCAGCTGGAAAAGACCTTCTTGGTGAAGAAATGGACGAAGCTGTTCCGATTGTTATTTCACCGACAGTTGATGATACGGCATTAAATGCTGCCCGAGATAAAATCATCGAAGCCACTACCAGTCAACAGGAAGCACAAAAAGTAGCTACTACAGAAAGAGGTAACGCTCCAAAAGTTGGTGATAATACTGAATCAACTGGCGGTTCAGCACCTTCTGTCGTATACAACCAATATAATACTTCACCGAAACCGATTGACGCTTTAGAGGTCTATCGTCGTACGGCAAATCAATTTGCGCAAATGCGAGGCTTATTGCATGCAGACGATTAAATAAAAGGAAAATTATGATCAAATCATTCAAAATAACTACTTATTTGGGTGATAGCATCGAATTAGATATCAGGAAGCCGGAAGACACCGGCTTCTTGATTTCTTCTGTAACAGGCATCACCCTGCCCGCGGCGACAATCTCGGCGACGGATGTTGCCACCATGGATGGCGCCGTATATTCCGGAGCTCGCTTGAGCAAACGGAACATTGTTTTTGCAATTATATTTTATGAAGATAACAACATTTATGACCCGAACACCGGTGAACGCCGCCGGTATGATGTTGAAGAACTGCGTCATAAATGCTATAAATATTTTCCGATAAAAAAAGAGATTACGATTCATATTACAAATGATTCCGGAACATATCGGATTTCCGGTTATATTGAGTCTAATGAAAGTGCGGTCTTTACAAAACAGGAAGGCGCCGCAATTTCCGTAATTTGTCCGGATCCGTATTTTACAAAAGAAGAAACCTCTTCGATCCAGCTGCAGGATGTGATCGGGACCTTTCATTTTCCGGTCATGTTTCAGCCGACACAGCAGTTTGGTATGATCAAAACCTATCCGGCCACGGATATTAATTATGATGGCGCGGCCGATACCGGGTTGACGATCAGGATCTTTGCTACCGGAGCGATCACAAATCTGGTGATCAATGACCTGCTGAAGCATGAATATATGAAACTGGATTCTTCAAAGATTCAAAAGAAAACCGGCGCGGGGATCATCGCAAAAGATGAGATCCGGATCAATACCCGTCGTGGAAAAAAGAGCATTACCCTGATTCGTAACGGAAAAAGCATCAACATCTTAAATTGTCTGGACAGAAATTCAAAATGGTTAACACTTTCCAATGGTGCGAATCGTTTTGGCTTTACTGCAGATTCCGGACGTTTGAATGCGCAGGTCACTTTTGAATATGAACCGCGCTATCTGGGGGTCTGATTATGGGCAGCAATTATCCAAAGATTCCCGATTATTATCAGCAGGTCGAATACCTGCAGACAGATGGAACTGCTTATATTCGGACAGATTATAAACCGTATTACGACGGTTCTTCCGGTTCAAAAATATATGGCGTTTTTTCCGAAGAAAAAAAAGACGGGCCGGTTTTAGGATGCCGGTCGGATGAAGGGAAAAGGGTTTCTTTTCGGATCGAAAACGGGTCTGCTCTTACTGCCTATGGTGGAAACGAGCAAAAATTTTATAATGCTGACCTGGAAGAAGATGAGAAATACTTAATTGATATTTCTCCGGATAATGCACTTCTTTTCCATTCTGGTATTCAGAATTACGCTCACTGGTCAACTATTCTTCCGGAAGGATATACTCAGGTAGAGTATATCGAAGGAACCGGTGAACAGTATATCAACACCGAACAGTTGGTTAATTCAAATCTTGGATTTGATATTTCATTTTCTACGACTAACGATTTCGCAACCAGTGGTCATGGTACTATTTTGGGAGCAGAAAATAGGAATTCTGAAAAATTTTTTAAACTGACAACTTATTCGCCATCATCTTCATATAAAGGAACTTTTGAAAGAAGAATTACAACTGCTGCGTCGACAACTCGTATTAATGCCAAAATGACTGCTGATACAAAATTACAATGTAAATTGGATCATCGTGTCTTTACGAATTGCGAAGGCACCGATACTACGATGGCTAATGTAAATATCAGTATTACAAATCCATTATATATTTTTGGTGTATATAATGATTCGCTTCAGTCTGCCAGTGAGTTTGCCAGTATGAAGCTGTATTCTCTAAAATTATATCAGTACGACATATCTGATACTGACCCTGTACATATTTATTATCCATGTGTACGAAATATGGATAATAAACCCGGGCTGTATGATATTGTTGACAGCGCATTTCTTTCGAATGCCGGAACCGGCGAATTCATTCCCGGACCAAGTATATCAACGCTTGATCCATTTACGAATTCCGCAGATCTATTGATATTTGCAGAAAATAATAATGACGAAATCGTTCGTTCAGGCAAAATCATTAAATGCTATTCTTTGCATATTTATAACGGAAACGAATTATATCGAAATTATATTCCCTGTTATGTAAAAGAAAATGGTCAGCCGGGATTTTATGAAACGATTACAGATACGTTTATTCCGAATTCCGAAATCGATTTATTGTGCTCTTTAACCTGCGGACCGGATATCGAGGCGAACATAATAAAGGATATCCCGACTCGATACGGTGCGGTTGATACCAATCAGGTTTATGAAAATCTGCCGGAAGAGTACAAACAGGTGGAATATATCGAAAGTAATGCCAGTCAATATATTAATA